CTTCCTGCAAGCTTGTCGTAGATCGCAAGCGCCTTGTCAACTGTCATGGGTTTCCCGTCAACGGTCTTGTAGCTGACGGATGCGCAACTGGCGGCGGAGATTTGCTTAGCCAAAGCCCAAGGGTAAATATATTCATCATCGTCGTACGGCAAATGCCACATATCAGGCTCAAGCCATTCCGGCTCACTCATTGCCATCGAAACCTTCATTTCTTGCGATAGATAAGCGATCTCGGGCTGCGCATCAGGATGGTCACGCAAGGCAAAGAAATGGTCATAAGCGTCTTTAGTTGCCGTAACAAGCACATTGATGTGCGCGAATGGCTCTAGGATGCGGTTGACGATTTGTTTGTGGTATCCCATGCGGGCCATGCGTTTAGCGCGGTGGATTGCGTCGGCGCTGGCAAGCAGCCATTCCGTTTCCCCACTCTCCAATTCCACCCCCGCCTGCATTCCCGGCTTGTTACTACCCCAATGGATAGGCATTGCAGGATCGTCAATCACGTCCTGGATAAGGCGTTCCACAGGTATAGCACGGCTTGATGATGCATTACGGCTAAAAGCGCGATGCGTCATAAATTCACTATGAATAAACCGTGGATACCGCAACTGCATTGTTGTAAGTCTTGGGCATCCATCGGAAATGCTGTCCGCGATTACGGTTGCTGTTATTGTCATTCCACCTCCATAGACGCATAATACACCTTACCCTTGTACGTGTTCGGGTCGATAAGTCTAAACCCGTATGCGTAACCAATAATAAAGGGTAAGGCGATGATTGATAGGATTGCGGTTGTCATTTTTTGCGGACCTCTAGCATGGCGTCGGCCATGCGGTAGCACTCATAAGCTATAGTATCAACTGCCTTTATCTTTAATGTCCTGCTGTCGCAAACATTATACATCGCCTGACCTGCAAACCAGTCGCGCAGGGTCATTCCTTCACTCACAAGCCCACCTTCGTCACTAACAATTGGAAACGCCGGTCCCCCATCACTCTGTGTCAACTTCAACAACCTCCTGTTTCGTCGTCGTGCCGATGTGCTCAACGGTTACGATATGACGCAACCGCAACGCCTTAATCGCGCCGATACCTTTTTGGTATGCGGCCACGGCGTCTGTGATTGCTTGATTATAGGCTATGGCTTGGGCGTGGGTCATTTTAGACCCTCCGTAACACCGTCATCCCAGAGGCATTGCGGGTAACATTCCTTGCGCAATTTATATGGATTTACGTTTGCGCCCTTTCTTGCTGCAATGCCATCACCATTACAGAAATCGGTCTGTCTAAACCCATTCTTGCAATATTTCGTTTCTGTATCGTGTGCTTTACAAGATTCCATATCTCATTCCCTCCATGTAAAAAGCGCCCCGCACTCATAGCATGGGGCGCTTAGTCTGTCAACCGCTACACGAACGCTCACCAGTCTCCGGATCATATGTGCACGCCGCAGGCTCATCGTCAACCGAAGTCAGCACCGATCCCGTCACATCGTTAGGCCGATACGTGGTGCAGCCCTTACAACCGCTATCGTAAGCCTGCATATACACGTCCTTGAACGCTTCAAACCCAATATCCTCGGGGCAGTTGATCGTCTTGCTGATCGCGTTGTCAACGTATTTCTGCGCCGCAGCTTGCATCTTGACATGCGCCATGGGGTCAATGTCCTGTGCCGTCACGCAGTCATAGCCAAGCGCAACAGCATAGTCCGTCACGGTCTCGATCCGATGCGATCCGTCATTCTCCAGAACCTTGCGCGTGTAGGACTTGGCAAACACCGGCTCAATGCCAGACGACACGTTGCCAGCGTAGAGACTAATCGTTCCGGTTGGGGCGATGGACGTGAGAAGCGCGTTGCGGATGCCGTGCTTGCTGATCTCATCGTAAAGTTCCGGCACCGTATCGTTGTAATAAAGTCCAGCATCAAAAAGCGGGAATGCGCCCTTCTCTTTGGCTAGGTCAATTGATGCAAGAGATGCCTCATGAGCAATGATACCCATAAGACGCTCAGTCAATTCCGCCGCATCGTCGCTACCGTATTCAATGCCGCACATCGCCAGCATATCCGCAAGGCCAGTCACGCCAAGCCCAATGCGCCGTTTTGCCTTCGCCTCTTGCTTCTGTTGCGACAATGGATATTCGCTGGAGTCAATGGTGTTATCCATCATGCGGACGGCGATACGGACGATTCGCTTAATTTCGTCAACATCAACCGTGCCTTCATCATTGACAAACTTCACCAGATTAATCGACCCAAGCAGGCAAGCGCCATAGGGGGGCAATGCCTGTTCGCCGCAAGGATTGGTTGCCGCAATCGTCTCGCAATAGTTAAGCGGATTACGTTCATTAACGCGGTCAATGAAGATAACCCCAGGCTCTGCATAATCATACGTAGATTGCATGATGAGGTTCCATAGGTAGCGGGCTTCGACGGTGCGATAAACCTTGCCGCCGAAAACCAATTCCCATTCCGCATCCGACTTCACCGCTTCCATGAAAGCATCCGTCACCAGCACAGACACGTTGAAATTGCGCAGTCGCCCCGGTTCGCGCTTGGCGGTAATGAAATCTTCAATGTCGGGATGATCGCAACGCATAGTCGCCATCATAGCGCCCCTACGGCTACCGGCTGACATGATCGTGCGGCACATCGCATCCCATGTGTCCATGAATGGCAGAGGCCCGCTAGCGTCCGCGTCAACGCCTTTGACGTGCGCACCTTTAGGCCGCAGCGTCGAGAAGTCATAGCCGATGCCGCCACCTTGCTGCATGGTCATTGCGGCTTCTGTCAAGCTGTTGAAGATGCCTTGCAGGTCGTCGGGGATCGTGCCGTTAACAAAGCAGTTGAACAGCGTCACATTCCGCCCCGTTCCAGCGCCTGCCGTGATGCGACCAGCGGGGAGGAATTTGAAGTTTTCCAATGCCTCATAGAAAGCTGGATACCAGTCTTGCGGGCGCAACTCAACGTCAGCTAGAGCGTTGGCGATGCGGGACCATGTATCTTCTACTGTCTCATCGTAAATCGTGCCATCATGCGCCTTATGGCGGTACTTCATATCCCAGATTTGTTCCGAGATATGTTGCTGGAACGGCGATACGTTACTTCCCTGTGCTACCAAATCCGTTTTCCCCGCGTTCTGTTTGCTTGCGTTCATGTGTCTCTACAAATTCCGTTTTCGTTTCCCTTACCAAACGCGCTTGCGCAACACGATCACCAACCCACGGCCACTCTGGATTGCCATCACCAATATAGGCAATCTTAACCATTAACTCCCCGGTGAAATCGCTATCAACGATCCCCACGGCATTGGCTAGGATGAAATCATATTTGAACGCAAGGCCGCTGCGGATGTACACCTCTAGGTGATACCCCTCCGGGATATTGAAGGCTAGGCCAGTCCCGTAAATGCGAGCGTTTGAACATGCAACCTTAACAGACGTGGCAGTGAGGTCAAAGCAAGCGGCTTGTGCGGTTGCGAAGATTGGCTCTGTGGCGGATGGGTCTAGTAGGGTGTATTTTAGTATCACCGCACTACCCCCCTATACGAAAACACCTCACCACCAAGCCGAACCTGCACAAGATTAATCAAGTCTCGCTCATACAAATCGTATACCGCTTGGAATACACTTTTTCGATGTCCGGTCGGATCTAGGTCAGTCTCCCCTTGCCAGTATTCCAGAACACCCCCTTTCTTCGTTGGCGTCTTGTCGTCCAGAACCGCCATACGCATCATGCGTGCGGGATCCTTGTGCTTAGTGTAGCTGATCATCTTCTTCCCCTTCTTCATCATCCTCAAAGTAAAACACGTCCAGCATATTCAAGAACATATTTACCCCGTGCGCCCCGTGGAAATACATCTCCGACCCGCCTTCCATCGTGATCGTGCACTTGAAGTCTTTCTTATCGCACGACATGGTGGCGGTTACTGATTTGGCGTTGGATTTAGTCATTGTCGATTACCTCGCGGAAAAGGGTATAGTAACTGTTAGCATGACAAGGATTTTCGGTGTATTTTTTTCAATTTCGTCATACCATACTTCACGCGGCCCATTGTGTTCTTTCACAACGCGGAAGTCGACGATATTACCGTCAGAAATATTATGGTCCCAAAATGCACTTTGTGCTTTACCTTCTGCTTGCCAACCTGCCGCAGCTTTTATCTCCACCACACTCTCAGGATGCACCGGGCACTCACCGCCATTCCAACCGTGCCACTTTCCGTCATTGTAGTCAGTCATTTTCCCAATCCTCCACTTGATTAAACACCAATTGCAGAAACGCTTCGGCACCTTGATCGCCAAACGTCATGCGCAACTCCTTTTCAGTCCAGTCGTTGCCGAAAATTTCCAGCGTTTCAATCTCCATTGTTTCCGGGATGATCTCATCCCATACAGGCGAACGCGGAACTCCGTAATCAACACGCTCAGTTCGAAACGTAACGATTGCCTCAATTTCACCGGATACTTTTGCTGTTGGCATGGTGGCCTCCTATTGTCTGTAACCTATACTAGACCGAGATATTTAGCGCTGTCAAGAAAAAACGCCTTAGCATCATGCGGAGCATATCCGACGATCTTTGTTCCTGATGGCGCAAACGGTAGATACCATTCGTCAGGATGCGGTCCCATGATTTGCTCGGCTTCGTCCGCTAGAATAGCATTATCCGCTGACTTGACCTCGTAAGGCTCATCTACTGGTAAACCAAACCGCTCACAAACCGCCGCCATGATTCGGCTTTCAGCTTCCTTGTATCCAGCGATATAAGGCTTTGCGGGCTTAACAATGTCAGCAATGTAAGCCTCGCTGGCGTCGTGTAGCAGTCCCCATGCGGCGTGTTCAGACGGGCATATCTGGCTGACATATACGCTATGCTCGGAAACGCTATAGAAGCCCTTGCAGTGACCATTGAACCTACACATCATGGACAAGGCATGTGCAATGTCGTAGATGTCGATATCTTCTGGGCGGGGATCAATAGGCCAAAACTTGCGGCCTGTGATCGTTTGCATCCAGTCGCCGTTACGCTGGGTCATATCTCAAATAAACTCCTAGGTTGATCCGACAATCCGCCGGGGTAAATGAATAGCTTTTCCGTTGCCTTGTCGTATTTGTCATATTTTTTAGTGACGTATTTACTCACCGTCTTTTCCCAAATGCACCGCCATTCGTCCGGAGCGGTGTATTCACTAACAAACACGCGGCACCTGCTGGATAGAACAAAAGCCCATTGCCAGAATTTCTCGTGGCAAAACTCACCTCCGTAACCTGTTGTCGATGCGTACGGCGGGTCACAATATACCGTGCTTCCGTCCGGTATTTCTAGGTCAAGGTATGACATGCGGGTGAATTTTGTTCCGATTAGGCCGGGGCGCTGTTTAACCAAGTTTTTCGAGCTTCCTGCAGCATAGTTTTCTTTATGCGCATAACCACCCCAAGGCTTAGAACCGAATGAGCACGTAAAACACGCAAACCCAACAATACACGCATCATATTTATCCGGTGAACCCTTGATGTCATAGTACTCATCCTGCGTCAGCTTCTCCGGCGGCTCCCACCCATTCGCAACCGCCTCAAGCAACGCAACCGCATATTCAGCCGTATCATTTCCCCACTTATGTTTAGCTGGCACGTTGGACAGCATGTTACCGCCACCCATGAACGGCTCGATGTACCAGTTAGATTGGTCATGCCCGTTCATAAGTATCGGTACGATATGCTTGGTGTATCGTGCTTTTGATCCCATGTAGCGCATTAGAACAATTCCTCTTGCTTGGCGGTATTCTTAGGTGGCTCAACGAAAAACGAAGGCTGCTTATATGCGTCATCTATGCGATTACATGCTATGTCAAAGTAATCCGCGTCAAGTTCAATACCAATAAACTTACGGCCAAGTTTTGCACATGCTGCGCCGGTTGTTCCGCTTACCATGAATGGGTCCGCAACCGTGTCATCTTGATTTGAAAACAGAGATACCAACTCTATAATTAACGGTTCTGGTTTTTGAGTAGGGTGGACGCCACCACCTGGTGTGTTTTTGTTGTAAATGAAGTTACCCGGCCTTCCACCGCCGTTCCACTTGCTTTTCCCCTTACCGCACCACGCAGAGACCATCATTTCATGTCCTACGCTTGGACCTTGGCCGTTGAATTGCGGCATGGCGTCAGGCTTAATCCAGACCATAGCTCTTTTGTACTTTGCGCCGCAATTCTCTATTTCGTCCCTCCACGCCCTAACGCCTTCCGCCATGCAGAATATTATTGCCCATCCGTCGCTGACACGGCAAATTTCTTTGGCAACTTCACCGCGAACCTCGTCAATCGCCCCAAATCCTAATTCTTCGTGTCGAACGTGAGAAGATGGTGATTGTTTAGACAAAACACCCCATTTATTTTGCATGACGGCTTCATACGGCGGATCAGTAACCACAGCGTCCACCGGACCCAGAGTCGGAATTACCTCAAGGCAATCACCTTGATACAACGTACAGTCACCAATGACTACTTTGCGTTTCCACGGATTACTCAAAACGGCGGTTCCTCTCCAACGTATGACGGACGCCACGCCTTGTAAGGCTCTGGCTTTGGGTTGCTGGTCAAAGGCGGTATGACGCCTAACGCGCGTAGTTCCACCTCTATGTGCGTGGGTAGTTTATTCTCCACGTGCTTTTGCGAGTGCGGCGCGGGCGTTGTTGCGCCAGTCGGTGTTGCTATCCCACTCTTCCAAAGCGCGCTCCAAAGCCTCATACAGATCAGGGGCGGCGGAGATTATGTGGGCGTTTGCTTCATTATCGGTAAGTGTTTCTGCGATAATTTCATAATCAAATTCTCCCGATACAGTCTTCACGTAAATTGTCTGGTCAAAGCAACAATGACATGACTTACTCCCATCTTCAACAACCCAAGGCCCCGGCGTCCATTTCCTATTCATTTTCTAACCTCCTATGGTTATATGGCGCGGATAAACCGCGCCCATAAATTTACTTCCGCGTGAGAACGTACTCAACTCCATCAATCTCAACAGTCTTACCTTCACATCCGCCGTCTTTTGGTCGAATGTCAAGACCAGTAATTTCTTCAAACACATCGTAGTCGAAGTTTGGCAGAACGCGAACCATCTGGATTTCTTCTTCTGTTGCGTCCTCATATGCCTTACGCCACTCTTCGTGCCAATCGTTTACCTTGAGATACCCACCGCATGTATGAAATGTCGGGTTGTCTATCTTTTCTTGATTGGTCATGTCGCGTTCGGAAACCCAAGTGGTGGTCGATGGACGATAAATCCAATTTGGTTTTTCGGCCTTATCCCACACTTCTCTTTCCGTTGGAGAGTTGAAGCAATTTACCGTTGTTGGCGTTTTGGTATTGAAGTATCCCGTGTTCCAGTTGCCCGTGTTCCAGTTGCCAGTGTTACAGTCGCCCGTGTTCCGGTATCCCGTGTTCCAGTTGCCCGTGTTCCAGTCGCCAGTGTTCCGGTTGCCCGTGTTCCGGTATCCCGTGTTCCAGTTGCCCGTGTTCCAGTTGCCAGTGTTCCAGTTGCCCGTGTTACAGTCGCCCGTGTTACAGTCGCCCGTGTTCCGGTTGCCCGTGTTCCAGTCGCCCGTGTTCCGGTTGCCCGTGTTCGTGTTAGTCATAATCATCTCCATTGGTTATCTAGTCACGTCTTGGCATGGTCGCAGCGCCCCGTCAAGATAAAACCCGCCGGAGCGGGTCTATCTCAAAACGGGATTTCATCGTCCATAGCGTAACCGCCAGCACTAGACCCACTACCAACCGTAGTCCCGCCAGACTGATAACCTCCACCGCTAGACGATCCGGCGCTGTCTAGCATGACCATTTGACCGCAGAATCCTTGAACGACGACTTCCGTTGTGTATCGGTCGTTACCGTCTTTGTCCTGCCATTTGCGGGTTTGAAACTTGCCGCTTACAAAAACCTTGCTTCCCTTGCGAAGATACTGTTCCGCAACGCCAGCAACAGGCCCCCAAATAGTTACTGGAACCCATTCGGTTTTTTCACGCTTCTCGCCAGTGTTGCGGTCTTTCCATTTTTCGTTAACGGCAAGTCGGAGATTGGCGACTTTGCTATCGCCTACTGTTCTGACTTCCGGGTCTGCGCCTAGATTGCCGATGATGTCTACTCTATTCAGCATATCCCACCACGTCCATCAACTCCTCAATAAATTCATACGCGTTCTCGATAACCTTATCCCTCTGGTAAATTGTTTCTGGACAATGAATATCGTTTTGGTCGCGGAATTTCTCCACGATATTTTTTAGGCGGGTTTCTGTATCTTCCATTAAGCCCCTACGCCGTCACATGCTTGACAGCCCACATGACCGCCTCTTCAATTTTTGTCTTTGCGATTGACATTTCGCGGCTTGATCCCGTTTCATCGAAATATTCAAGAAATTCCGCACCCATGTCTTTGATCTTAGCCATAGTCGCTTTTTCATCGTCTCTCAGAACGCGATACTTGTGTCGAACAGTATTGTTAACCGTTCTCGCATCGCTTGTGCTGTCTACTGCATCCATATTCAAGCCCCCAACATTCCAAGTTTCATTTCATGCGTGATGCCGCGAATGAACCAATAAATATTCTGATACGTTGCCTTCACGGATTGCGACTTGTTCGTCGTATATCCTCGCACATTGAAAACAGCGGGCTTACCTTTCTCTGCCGGTGTAATGCTTACCAACTTCATGCTAGAAAACGGTTGCCCTTTCGTGCGACCGATATGACGCCGCGATGTGCGTTCAATCGGTGCAGGTTCAGGTTTATTGGCGCGGCGTTCGTTTGCGCGTCGTTGCTGGCGTGTCATCTTACTCACAGCGGCACCTCATCATCATCAATATCCGGTTTATCAGCTTCTTCTACCATCTTTTTCAACTCATCCATATGCGGTTTAACTGCCTCCCTTTTATCGGCGTTCTCTCTCCACCACTGAGTAAACGCGTCCTTCCCCTTCATAGCTGCGTCCTTGGCTGATTGCAAAGCGGCGTCTGGGTCAAACCGTGGATCTGCTTTTCCACCCATCACAAGAGGCTGGATTGTAACCGTGCCCTTTTTACCACGTGTCTTTGTAAGCTGCAATGCACGAGGCTTATCTAGTCCCTCCATGTGTGAAACCCGAATCCCGCCCACCGCAGCGCCCGCCCATGTTACGGTCGGGTCATTGTAGATCGTGCAATGCATACCAACCCATTGCGCCGCATTTGGCCCCCAGATTGAGGCAAGGCAACGGGCGGCGGTTTTGCAAGGCTTCCAGGGTTTATTGTCGTCGCCATCGAAGTAAACCCAAATCGGCTGCTCGCCATCACTTACCTTTACGTCACGAATACGGATCGTCATAGGTCCGGTGATAAGGCTATCGGCGTTGAGTTGGTCACTCTTGGGGGCGATTGCTTTGGTTACGTCAGTTGTCATTTTCTTGCCTCCTTTTAATTTCCCGAGCCGCGTTCCATTTAAGATCGTATTCCATATCTGTTTGTCGCGTCATCCAGTTAAGAAAACCTTCCTCCACATCAGGCCATTTATATCCTCGAAACTTTCCGATTGTGCATTTAGGCATTATCTTTGGCTCTTTAGTCCACGAGACCATTTGCTTTCCAGTGATACCTTCATCAAATAGCGCTTTCAAAATCCATGCCGTAACATATGCGTCAGGGCCTGCCCTATGCGCAGGTTGCGTCTTTTCGTGCTCTGGATTGATCTTTCCTTGATCTTCAAGCCAATACCGCAATCCACCGTTGCTATGTGTTGGCGCATCCGGCCAAACCCGTAGAGCGGCCTTATATGTGCAGATGAAAGGTTTAGGCGTAGAGAAGAATTTCAACTCAAAGTCTGCATTATGTGCGCAGAAAACCGTTACATTGTCATCGTCCATCGTATCAACATCAAACGGCGGCATTCCGTCGCATTCCGACTTACTGATATGATGCACCGCGCGAACGTCTGGTGGCATGGCGTCCACACCACAAAGCCAAGACATGTATTCGCCAACGCTTCCGTCACCTACATCATAGTCACAATAAGCCGCCTCACATACTTGTGCGACAGGCGGTTCAAATCCTGTAGTCTCGAAGTCAATTACTCGGACGATGCTCATTCAAAATATACCTCCGTCTCTGGTTGTTCTCGCTCAGTCTCAATCACAACGCCAGCATTAGCCAACCGCTCTTGATACTCGAACATTTTATCCTGCACTTGCTTTTCAAATCCAAGCGCGGCCTCGGTAATTGCCTCCTGATATTTCTCATCACGTCCGCAGCGAATAACCCACATAGGCATACCGCCGCAATAGCTGATATAGTCGATGTAATCCCATCCCGTGACCATTAGTCCAGTCTGCAATTGCAGCATGTGTTCGGTCGGGATTTCATTGTCTGTGATGACTTGAAGTTGGTATTTCTGACGCCTGCTCTTGCACTCAATGCCGAAATTACTCATCACGCCAGCGCCATCTGGACTATAACCAATGGTCACGCCGCCAATGTCTCGCGTGATGAATCCCAATTCATCTACGGGTTCATAGTGTTCGGAATATGCGTCACGGGCTTTTACCTCGTCCACATGACCGCGCAGCATGTCGTCTGACACGTATTGAGGCTCGGTGTATCCGGTGATGCGTTGCGCGGCCAACTCATATACGTGGGTGCGGGTTTTCTCGTTGTTGGCGATCTTGAGTGTCGGCGTCAGGATCAAATTAACCTCTGACGCGGTTAGAAGTCCGTTGCGGGCTTCATGCCATTCGGGGGAACCTTGTTCGACGTTATGGATGGTGCATTGGGGGTGCATTATTTTTCCTCCGGTTGGGTGGGGAGCGGCATCCAATGGGTTGGTTCGGCAACAATACTGTCGCCATGCGTTTCGGAGTTTCCTATAATCCACCCTTTAAGCGGGTCGTGGAATCCTATAGCCGACCTGTCAAACGCGTAATTTGTCTGGTAGGTTTCACCTTCATCCCAAAAAACTCCGCCACCAACCAACACGGCTGGTCCAGTGTTTATTCCCTTACCGTGCGGGGCAGTCTCAATTGGTTGCCATTCCATCCTCATCGCCTCCTATGCGATCAATTAATTCCTGCCACGTCTTACACCCATACTGAGCCGCTGTCAATGCCTCTGATTTTTCGCGTGAAACGTTGCAACCCTCTGCAACTATGGCCGCGCGTTCGATCACTTCATCAAGGGTCAAGTCGTTCGCCATTACACACCCTTACCGCATCATCGGCAGACCTACAGAAACCGCTCAAACCACCGTCGCGCGAAACTGCTTCATGCCATCTTAGTTGTTCTTTAGTGGCTCTGCCTTTTGCGGTTTTAATCTCCCACGACGCAAACCGCGCGAACGTTTGCCCAACCATATCTTTCGTGATTTCAGTCGGAACCCAACCGATCCGATCCGCGCTACCCTTCATTAAACCGAAGTCAATGAATCTCGGGTTTTCCAAGACAACGTATCGTTTACCGTTTTTCGTATATTCTTCGGTTTTCTTACCGGACCATGCTTTTCCGACGTTGTTGCGGAACGACTTTCCGCCTGCCCTTGAAATGGCTAGGGCGGCGTCGTTTGATACGTTGGCCTCTGATCGTTTCATACCTTAATTTTCGCTCCGTCTCTGGTGATAACTACCATTACGCGCCCATCGCGGCGGACAATTTTACAGTCACGCGGCGTTAATCCCCGGCTCTTGCAGAATGACTTAGCTTGTTCCGCCGCGTCTTCTGCATCTGGCGTTTGGAATGGTTCGAAGCCTACATTCATCAATCGTCACGTCGAGAAAGAAAGAACGATCCGCATGGAGACATAACGCTAAAGCTGGATTGATGAAGTTTACGACACAGAAACTCGCCTAGGTCTTTAGCTTTTTCTGTGATATCCTCTTGGTCAGTCGGAAACCTAGCGTAGTTTATCATGGTGACTTTTACGCCTTTTTCTTGACCTCCAGTATATACATACTCACATTCAAACACACTAACGCATAAACCTGACAAGCAATATTCGGAGCAGTAGTGCTTTGCTAAATCTGAATTACCCGCGATGTAAATGTCCGCTTGTCCATATTCGCATTGAATTTCTGTGAATTCTTCTTTCATTTCCACTTCTCCTCGCAAAAGAACCCGCAATCTAGGTCCATTGATTTCAAGTCTTGCCCTTTTGCATGTTCTGGCAATTCATCAAGGAACATTCTTTCTCCGTTCCACCTAACCAATTTAGCCCCAATATCTCTTGACACTTCGCAAAGATGATTGAACCTTTCCGGCGAAATTCTCCTAATAAGGTTCCAGTAGGTCGCGCTAGTAGCCTTTACACACCCAATGCAGTTTGCGTTTGGCATTCCTAAGTCATACGCAGCAGACATTTTAAGACCGATTGCGTTCATCATCTTTCCGCAATCATCTTTGGTCATCATTCGGTCAATTAGAATTGGCAACACGTTTTCACGCTCAGTAAGTGTGAAATTTTCATGCCTTTCCTTTTCGTCATAGGTGAACCCCATAACATGCCAGTCAGCGTGATTATTGCTTTCCCAAAACTGACGGGCTTTCTTCTTTAACTCACCTGTGCATGGCGCACCATATGGCGACGACATAAACCGGCGATTTTCAAAAACGTCAAATATTGAGCATTCCGGCCAATCTGGATTTATGACAATTTCAATATCTCGACCTAAATATTCCGAAAGGTCGCGAACAAAACGCTGATTGTCTTCGTGTTCCTCTTTGATCGGATTGTTAAGTAAGCGAATATCGCAAAGGTTTCCATATTGGCGGCATGTCAAAATTGCAGCCGCAGCGCTTGCCGCCCCACAACTTACCCATACGGCAATCACGTCACCTTCTTTTGGCTCACTCACGCCAACCCCCTAACCTTCATCTGATGATAAGCCCATTGCGGCTTATATCCCTTTTCCTTAGCATATTCCATCAACCCCGGCAACCCATCTTGCCTAGCGATAATGCCGACCTGTTGCGGGATGCTCATGGGACGTTCGGTTATCTCTTGTAGTTCGCCGTCAACTTCCTCAATTTCGCGGCTAATAATTGGATAAACAAAGCCGCACGCAGGGCAACATGGCGACGGGCGATGCACAAAGAAGCATTCCGTGCATTGCCTAGTCGGTTCCGTATTCTCCGATGATCCGCCGCTTCGCTTTTCACGATCCATCAACGACCAGTCCCTGACGCTATCCGGCAACCCATGCCGCTCACTATTGCCAGCGTGATCCAAGATAATTGCCGGGAAATCTTTCTTGCGCAATGCTCTGCCGTACTTCTGTAACTGCATGGCCATGGATTGCGTTGGCGACAGGTCGCTAATGCATTCAACGGTCACATCCATTCCAGCCGCGCTGGATAGATCAAAGCCGAACGTCAACAACTGACAACTAGTCAACACCTTCAATTCCCGCCGCGCAAATGCCTTGATGATGCGACTGCGTTCCGCGTCGTCCATCTTGCCGCTAATACTAGCAGCCGGAACACCATTGTCATTAAACGATTGCGCGACAATCTCGGAATGTTTGACTGAAGCGCAGAAAACCACGTTAAGCAATCCATCTGCGTGTTGCTTATAGTGTCTGACGCTATTGCCGATCAACAGACGGTCGCTCTCCATACGATCCGCCAGTTGCCCCTTGGCGTAATCACCGGCGACTGTGCGAATACCCGTCATGTCCGGTGTATCGGGGGCAAACATGCGGTAGTCGGACAACTCGCCCATGTCTATCAACTCGCGAACGGATGGCCCTTCCTCCATATGACTATACCACATGCCGAGACCGGTGCCATCTGTCCTGTGAGGCGTGGCGGATAGACCGATGCCCCATGCACCGTGACCTTTAGCCCAATTGATAATATCTCCCAATTGACCGCTGCCGTGGTGGGTTTCGTCAATGAACACGAGGTTAGGCTTGGGCGCGTTATCCAGTCGTCTAGCAAGCGTTCCAACCGTGCAGATCTGGACCTTGGCGAACGGCGACGGGCGGTATCCAGAGGCAATGTATCCGAACGGAATACCGACGCTATCGTAACTCTCTGCGGTCTGACGCAATAGTTCACGGCGTGGCACGACGAAATAGCAGGTATTGCCTTTCTGTCTGGCCGCGTTGATCATATGGCCTGCCGTGAACGTCTTTCCTGCACCTGTAGGGAATTGCAGGAGTTGCCATTTATGACTGAGCATACCGTTACGGATGCGGTCAACCATTTTTTGTTGGTAGGGGCGGAGGGTGATCATGTATAAGCCGTATCAACAATAATTTCATCGTCACTAGACGTATAAGAACCGCCGATAGGGAAAACTCTACCCCCCCTCACCCAATACCATTGCGTGAAATTATCGTCGTCACTTTCCGCGTAAAGCAACTTTCCATTTATTGAGTAGTAATTTGAATTGTAGTGGCTTATTTCTGGTAGATGCGTCATGCATTCTGGCGTTAGCCCGTCAAATAGTTTTTTTGCGGCATCCATAATCATTTAAAATCCCTCCATTTGATATTCTGTGTCGTCGTTATCCACGTCCACAGGTTCCATGCCCAAAGCATCCGCCAACGGAACACTAGTCGCCCTTGTCCGCAACCCCGGCCCAAAATAAACCACTCGACCATCGCAATTACCAGCCCCATCATAGTCCCCCAAAGTGCGTTTCCACAATCCCCAAGGCGTATCCCTCAGTATCGCCTTCAATGGCGGCGCTGAATTACTAATCAACAACTGATCCCCCTCAACCTTGATCCCAACGCCGCCAAGACCCTTGACCGCCGCGTCATGTCCCAAGGCATCCGCATTAGCCGCCCGCCAAGCCAACTCGCCTATGCTGCTTTCCCGACCCATTCCATCTTGGTCATACCGGACCCTAGCCGCCATGATATGACCGAGCAATGCCTCGGCGTCCGACATTCCACTTCCCAACTCATGCCATTGCCAGTCCTGATTATTCACCCAATCCTCGACGTATTCATATGTCACTCGCTTGGTCGATACCAGACTATGAGCGCCCGCAATCATGGTGCCTACCTGATCGCCTGCGCGTTTGCTTCCCAGCTTCTTGCTAAACACGCTCACGAATACGTCGATATTATCCAATAGCACGTCCAGATATGCAACCGTCCTAGCCAGTAGTCTATTAGGAAACTCCCCCGTGATCGTTTCCGCAATGTCCGACAACAGTTTCTTGTATTGCTCTTCGCTGTCCGGCCTTGTGTTCGGCGTCAGCTCAAGCATCGTCCAGCGGTCAGCATCAGCGCCTTGTTCGATACGCGGGTTGATTGCCCCGAAACACGCCGCCGACCGTGCAACGTATGTCGCGTATGCGTTCTCGACCACAGCCCCGGATGATGCGTTGCGGAAATACTCAAATATCAGCTGCATCTGCGCGCGCCTTGGCCCGCTCTCGCTCTCGGCCTCGTCCATGATGAAAGGCCTGCTAGACGCCCCCAATGCCTTACGAATACCCGGCTCAGTTGTGCCGCCGTCACGCTTTACGGCAATACCCTTAAGTGCATCCCTAACGATCTTATCCATCACGGTTGATTTGCCGCTGCCTTTGCGGCCAGTTACGAAAATATGCGGTCGCCAATCAATGCAGCCTCCAATCGCAGCGATAACGATCCAGCCAGCGAGAATATAGCCATACTGCTTTTTCTTCCATGTCAAGCTCGTGCAAATGTCCAACAACCGTGCCGCATCTTTGCTTGATAGCGGTTCAACGTCCATGTCAATCACGCGCTGGCCTGCCTCATATACATAGTCGCCTTGATATGCGCTAGGGTGACACTTGACGCCCTCGCCCACAATCACATTGCCGCAGTTGACCAATAGCGCGCCGTTGTCATTCCAGACGCCAACCCCGCGCGCGTTCTCAAGTGAGAAAATACCCTTGTCCTGACATAGCCTGATCAAGTCACCGCTGGCATAGTCCGCAATCTTGGACATGCTATCCTCTGGCGCATACTTCGCCTCCCAAAACCCACGTGGCGCTAGTTGATACAGGTTCTGCGGCCTTCCTAGTGCGGTTGCGGAAAACTCCATGATCTGCCCTGTCGCGCGCGGGAAGAAATAATACGATCCGCGATTATGGCCTAGCGGGCGGATCGGGTCCGCGTCCTCGATCACGTCCGCGTCAATGTCGTAATCAGGTTCCCATGTGTCCTCATGATCGATAACCGGCGCACGGTTCAGACCTTCCCTCACCGCGTCAATGCCATGCAGTCGCGCAACGTCATCCCAATCCGACACGCCATCCTCGGTGTCAGGCGCGACCACTTGCGCCCCACCAATTGCGACAGCCGCTTGGCCCGCCTTCTCGATACCTGGGTTCCACGGGTCGCCATTAACCTTAGTCACCGTGTGGTCATTATCCGCCGCGATGATGATACGTGCATCTGGGTATTTCTTTCGGATCGCCTGCGCCACTGGTTTCAAATTGCCAGCATTGAACGCGCATATCACGCTCCATCCCGTCGCCTCATTGATCTTGCATCCGGTTGCAACACCTTCGCATATCGCTATCGTGCCAAGGTCGCCCTTGACAGACCAGTATGCGCCTACGTGGTCGCTGCCCTTGGAGAATAGCTTGGTCCCGTCTGCAAGGATGCGCTGGACGTTTGCAATCTCTCCGCCGCGCCACATGGGAACGATCAAGGTATCGCCATCGTATCTGACGCCCTTGGGCTTGATGCCCTTGTGCTCGCAGTATGGGGAAGATCCAGTCTTGCTGGACCTGTCCCATAGTTTGATTGCGTCCGCTCGGGATTGTTCGGCTGCGGCTTTGCGCTTTTCCTCAGCCGCGCGACGGGCTGCGTCTACCTTGGCTTTGTGCGCGGCCTTATCCTCGGCTGACCACTTTCGCTTACTCTTAGTGTGCCATGAGTGTGACACACCTTCCTTGTGAGACATGCAGTTTCCGTAGCCAAATCCGGTGTCATCTACGGCCAGACGGTATGCGCCGGTCTTAACTCTGGGCTTGTCGTCTTCCAGCGCATAGCGGTGCCATTCATCATCTGGGGTAATCTCGGATGGGTCGCGCGGACCGATGCCTTGCGCTCGCATGAATTCGATAAACTCGGCGACGGTTTCGTCTGTCATTGTTCACCTGCAATAATCTCAGCCCAGCAATCGGGGCAGTAAGTACACCCCGTAACCGGATCAGAGTAAAACCATCCCTCGGGAAACTTCACATCGTCAATTCCCGGATTGTGCCAAACTCCGAAACCCCAACCCTTACCATCGAAGCTGCGAAACTCTCTGTGGGGGAGGTAGTGCGGACCAGTCTCGACGTGGCACCCGTCGCAAGATAGATGGATTTTTACGGTCATGTCATGGTCCCTCCTATATGCCGCGCAGTGATACACCAGAGGCGGTAAAGGTGTCAAGGCCATGTCGGTGGAAGCCGCGCGCACCGTAAATTTTAGCCAAACGGCCTCTTTATTTCAAACGTTGCGTGTTTGCTATTTTTTGCAACGAAAACCCTTATTTTTAAGGCTGAAACCGAGGTAACGTTTGAGGTAACACATGACAACGTTTGATGAAAACACGCAACGTTGACAACGCAGCGTTACCTCGTTTGTTGCGTGTCTGTTACCTCTTTTGAGCCATATAAATAAGGGTTTTGAGAGGCAGGACGCAACAAAGTAACGTTTTTAACAAAGAAGGGCGCATAGATACATGTATACACACACGAGAAACACGACGCGACCACACGTCCACACCTGTAAGTCCTCATAACGGGGGGTCTTTATTATTTTGCGTTACTTTGTTGCGCTCCCCTCTCTACTACTACTACTACTTCTAAGAAAAGAGTATAAGAATAAGGGGTTTGTCGGGTTTTTGGGCGGATGAAAAAGACGCAACGTTTGAGGTAACAGGGACGCAACGTTTTAGAAAAACGTTGCGTTGTCATTTTTGCAACAGTTAATCCGAGAATACCAAACCACTTGACGCCGCCCGCTCGGTATGTCGGTTCTTAAAGAGTTAATACAGGATAAACCGTTGACACTGGAACAGGCTTAAGGTAGTGTGTGAACATGCAGAAAATATATGACTTCATCAACAACGAAGTAACCAACGGCAACACCGTGCTGGCGTATGACCGAAGCAAGGTTAAGCCGCACGTGTACCACATCAAAGATATGTGGCGTGTTAGGTTGATTGGTGGGGTTGTTTATGTTGATGGGGTTTGTATAAAAAAATGGACTATAGCAAGGAAACCTTAATTTGTTAACCATAAAAACACTATTCATCAACTTGAAAAATACTTGACATAGTTTATATTATACGAACGGGGATAGACCGGCCAGTCGAACCGCAGATAGACCTACTGCTTTCCCCGTTCATTTTATAGGTCAAAGCAAAGGTCAGCTATGTCAGAAAAGAAAATCATCACACGTAAAGAGGCTAAAGAGCTTGGGCTTAAGAGATACTTTACAGGTAACCCGTGTAAGTTAGGACATATTGAGGAAAGAAAGACATCTAACGGAACGTGCGTTTCGTGTGATAGGGAAAGAAAAAGAAGGTACAACGCAGAAAATAGAGAAAAAATTAAATGCTACATGATGGAGTACTCAGTAAAAAATAGATCGTCCATTGCAAAGAAGCGTAGGATATATTACGAAGAAAACTTCCATATTATAGCTGAGCGTAATAGGAAATACAACGCAGAAAATAGAGAAAAATGCAGAAACAACAGGAGAAACCGCAAAGCAAGACAGCGCAACGCAGAAGGCCATCACACGGCGGATGATATACTTCTTATACTGGATCAACAAAATAATAAATGTGCTGAACCAACGTGTGCAGTCGATCTTGCGGATGGTTACCACGTTGATCACATCATGCCACTTATTCTCGGAGGATCCAATTGGCCTGAAAACATTCAATGTTTATGCCCTACATGTAACTTGAAAAAGAACAAAAAACACCCAATAGATTGGGCGCAGGAAAATGGCAGGCTGTTTTGACACATGCGACATTGTTATGGTACGTGAAATTATGGAACAACCCTTTCTAGACTTCGACGCACAGGATCAAGACTACACGCCATCACAAGAGGATGCGTTGCGAGTTGCCATGAAGCGGCAATGGGACACAGACGTAGACGTTATCAGGCAACGCGGCGTAATCCCTGACTGGATGGGCGAGCCTAGCCCGCTTAGTCGTGACAAGGCGCGTCTGCTATCATTGCTGTATGAAGTCGGATATATCGCATGGCACAAACACCCCGGCCCGAACAATCGAGACGTGACAAAGCGCATGGGCTTGAATAACACCGGGAACGCAAAGGCTGTCATTGATATGTGTATTGACGCTGGCCTAGTTTCGTCGCGTATTTATCGAGGTGAGACGATATTTGAAATGACGATGGAGGGAGAGCATAGCTTGGAAGAATACGAGTTGGAAGTTGAACTAGGGATTTTGCAGGTATGATGACGCGCGAAGGTGCACGGGATTAACTCGCTGAATGCAGGGAGATAAAATGTCTGATTACGAAGTAGGTGATAAGAAGCCTCCGAAAGAACACCAATGGCCCGCTGGTGTTAGCGGTAACCCCGGCGGTAAGACTAGTGAGCACCGAAAGGCGGAAATACGAGCGGCTGAACTTGCTGCCAAGGTGCAGCTTGATCTTGTTGAGGCACTAAGCAACACGCTTGATGCTGCTGAAGGTGATGAGGATAAACTGGCAGCAATCAAGGCTGACGTGTTGAAGCTGCTGAAGGACGCGCAGGATCGTGGGTATGGATCGCCTAAGTCGTCCATGGACCTGTCTAGCGAGGACGGCAGCATGACGCCTCCTACAACCGTCCAAATCGTCCCAGTGAGCGCGTCTAAGCCTTCGGCTGGTGGTGAGGGTGCGGAATAAGCTAGAGGCGCTGTATGGGGCGTTTTATGGGCGCTACGGACGTGCAGGCCACTGCCGATGAGTGTGGTCGTAGCGCAATGCGCCATGCCGGGGACGAAACGCCCGGTTTTTTTGCGTTGTGGTGTTTTTTTGCTTGCGAGTCATATTCGGGTGGAGTAAGGTCATTACATAGACAAGGAGAAACGAACATGACCCGCCGCACCACTTACAAAATCGAACGCATCATGGACCTCGGCAACGGCCCGGAAAAATTCGCAATCCTTGAAACCAACGACAAGATCGAGTTTTTCGAAATGCAGGACGAACTGATGACTGAGCGCGGTGTTGATAGCCTTGTTAAGGCAACAACCAAAACCGCCACCTTCAAATATTGAGGGTGGCGGTATGTTGCCAAACTGGAGAAAGCCTAACGAAGTATTTGATTGCGCAAGCTGGTTTTTGTTCGGATCGACGTGCGCATTAATTGTTTACTACATTACGATGACCCCGCCTAACTAGCGGGGTTTTTCTTTGTGTGGTATGTAGGGATGTGAGCGCGGCGTAGTGCTACATGCGAAGGGTTTTGCGACACCCGTTCCGCGCTAACTTTGCCACCACACGCGCCTCGTGCTATACCCACACACATGACAACCGCCCAAGTCCACCTACCAGCCCCCCTAGAACCCGTGTTCACGATCCCATATGGCCAGATCGCCTATCGTGGCGCTCATGGTGGACGGGGTAGCGCCAAGACCCGCTCTTTCGCCAAGATGACTGCCGTGTTCGCGGTCATGTTCGACAGCATGGGTCTAACCGGCTCGATCCTGTGCGGGCGGGAATACATGAACAGCCTTGATGATAGTTCGATGGCCGAGATCAAGACTGCCATTCAGGAGGAGCCATGGCTTGCCGATCAATTCGACATTGGCGAGAAATACATCCGCACAAAGTCAGGGCGCATCCGATATCTGTTCGCTGGCCTAAGGCACAATTTGGATAGCGTGAAGTCCAAGGCGCGTGTCCTTCTGACGTGGATTGACGAGGCAGAGAACGTGTCGGAGGTGGCATGGCGTAAGCTGACTGCAACAGTCATGCGTGAACCCAACTCCGAGATATGGCTAACATGGAACCCGGAGGAGGAAACCAGCGCCACCAATCAGCGTTTCCGCGTCAATGCCGATCCCGAGCGTATGGCTATCGTCCAGCTTAACTGGTCGGACAATCCATGGTTTCCTGATGGGCTGAATGAGGAACGACTTGCCGATCTTAAATACCGCCCCGACATTTACGGCCACGTATGGGAAGGCGAATACCTGACGCTGACAGAGGCTCAGATTTTCGGCGGTCGCTACAAAGTCGAGGAGTTTGAACCTGACCAGAAAACATGGGACGGCCCATACTGCGGCGGCGATTTCGGCTACTCGCAGGATCCAACCGCCGCTGTCATGCTTTGGATACATGACGGGAATTTGTATTGGGAACATGAGGTCTATGGCAAGCGTATTGAATTGGACGACATTGCCGAAAAGACAAAGAACGTGATACCTGGATTTGAAAAATACGTCAGCCGATGGGATAACTCTCAGCCCGGCATGATTAGCATGTTGCGCAGGACTGGGTTGCCGCGAGCCGTTGGATGTAAGAAGGGCTCCGGCAGTGTCGAGGATGGCATTCAATTCATGAGGTCATTCAACAAGATTATCATCCACCCTAGATGCGTTAATGTTGCGAAAGAGCATCGCATGTATAAATGGAAGATTGACAAAAAGAGCGATGATATCCTGCCGGTGCCAGACGACAAGTGCGGTTACGATCACTGCATTGACGCTGGCCGATACGCCTTGGAGCCAATCATGCGATCTGCCAAATTCAGCTACAAGGGGTGGACATAGGCCGGGCGATTAAACCAGGCCTTGTGGCTAGATGCGCTCCATTCGTATACTACCGCAATCCGGCTTGCCGTCGATCATGTCGAAGGTGATTCGGTGGGTTGGTATGCTTACGTGCTGGTATAGTTGGTCAAATCCAATAGAACTGCCAGACATGCTTAACTTCACCGTCTCCCGCTTGGGTTCGGGCTTGATGCGGAATTTACAGTCATCCATCCAATTTGGATCGTCAATGTCGGCCCAATATTCTGGTACATCGCCGTCTTGCCAGCATTGAACGGTTCCACCATTGACCCAATCTAGCAACAGCGCGCCTTTCTACGCGTCGGTCATCTCACCCCATGTTTTAGGTTTAGGGTTGGCGCGGACGATTTGGCGGAAGGTCCAATCGCACTCTCCGCTCCTTATCCCAGAATCAACTCCATTACACCTAGGGTAATCAAATGTACCGCCAACATAGTATTTATCTCCAATTGTGAATAAGAACTTAGACCCACGACCCACGCACTCCACCACATCACCCTGCTGCACGTTCAATTCTTTCAGAGTTCCAACTTCCATCATTCTTCCTCCTGCCATGTGTCCCATTGAGGTTCACCGTTCATAAACTCCACACTACCTCTGCGGCGCTCGGGAAATACGATGTTGTGTTCACCGCCGCCTAGGCTTTCCGCATATCCAGTCTCAGCGCCCCACACGTAAGCCGTGCAGCCGTCATGCATCATCCACGCTTTACCGTCACGCACAAAGATGCATTCCCATTTACCGCCGTTACGTGCGGTGTATGTTTCGCCTACGGTAAGTTTGGTGTCTTCGCCAATCATCTGACGCAGGGTGTCGACGTCTATGGGGGTGCGTCCGTGGTATTGGGCCAACCAGTATCCGTGCCCTTGTGGTGCTTCACACCAGTCGAATGCGTTTATAATAGCATCCCGATCACCTTCAATAGCCCGTTTAACTTCGTCTTTGTTGATATCCATGCAAGCCTCCTATTGCTTAAAAAGTGCGATGTACCATACGTACACGATGAAAGCCGGGATTGCAAGCAAAATCCAGCCGCTAGTGATGTAAGTTGTGAGGACGATAAGTATGGAGGAAAAAATCATTCCGATTGCTAATGTCGAGAACCATACTGAAAAGCCAACCCACTCAGGTTCTATCCCCATACACCATTCCATAAATTTATCAGTCATAAGCAAGCCTCCTAGCTTTCATTTGTGTTATGCAAGCGGTTTAGCTTGCGTCTGACGTACGCGTTTAAAGTATGCGCGCCCCACTGTCAAGTCATTGCTGAGATTGGTGGTATTCAATCTTGGTGTTTTCTTCACCAGCGGCAAGTCCAAAGCCAAGTACTGCGACAAGAATAACTGCAACCATGATATTTCCTCCTTTGGGTTTCAATGTGCGCGTTTTACGTGACGCGCCCCACGCACTGCATATTCTCCGAGTGAAGCAGCATCACACTCCCTAGGCGCTACCTAGGCCACTGACACCCTTATACACCCCTGATTTGCGCGTGTCAACACCTTTTCGTATCCTTCCCCCATGTGCGCACAATTCAACGATGGGCTTACCAGCCTAATGACAGGATTAGGTACGGATCGCAGCAAGCTCTACAGCTTGACATACAACGCGCCTACCGAAAACCTGCAACAATACCGCAACGCCTATCGCACGTCACCGCTTGCCAAGCGTATTGTTGAACAACCCGCGAAGGACGCGTTCCGTAAGTGGCGGGACTGGCAAGCCGACCCTAAGCAGATCAGCGCAATTGAGGCCACGGAAAAGCGGCTTAAAGCCCGTGACATTCTAGAACGCGCACAGATTGAAGCCCGCCTAACCGGCAAGTGTTTTGTGTACATGGCGGTCAAGGGTGATGAGGATCGCACGGAAGAGCCGCTAAACCCCGAACGCGTCAAGCGCGGCGGTCTGTCTCGTATTGTCATGCTGTCCCGGTCTGAGGTTGCTGACGGTGAGATTGACATGGACGCCCTATCTTCGACGTATGGCGAGCCAATGTATTACGAGGTTGTATCAACAGGCGAAGGATTGACGCGCATTCACCCGTCCCGCCTCGTTATCTTCTACGGCAATGAACGCCCGTATGACTTCGCGCTTGGCCGGGAAGCTGATAGCGTCCTAATGTCTCTTCTGTCGCCTATCGCTCGCCATGAGGCTATTGTTGATATCGTAGCAGATATGATGTTCGAGGCGTGCGTTGACGTTGTGACTGTTCCCGGCCTTGCTGAAATGATGCAAGACCCGGAAGAAGAGGCCGCGCTAATCAAGCGGTTCGCAACGGCAAAACAGATGAAGGGTAATAACCGCGTTACGCTTCTGAATGGGTCTATTTCAGAGGCACAAAACAGCGAGGAATGGCAACAAAAACAAATCTCCTTCGCAACCCTGCCTGACGTTATCAAGGCTGATCAGATAGAGCTTTGCGCTGCAACCGCCATACCCCATGCGCTTCTGTTCGGCCAATCTAGCGGCGGTCTAGGGTCAACAGGCGACATGGAGTTGTCGTCCTACTATGACCGCATAAACAGTGTTCAGGTGAATGACATTCAGCCCGCTATATCTGTCCTAGATGAGTGCATTATTCGTGACGCACTAGGAAACCGACCGGATGATATCTGGTATGAGTGGTCCAGCTTGTGGCAGGTTGGAGACAAGGAAAAATCCGAGATTGGTAGCGCGATTGCAGACAAGTGGCAGAAGCTTGTTAGCGCTGGCGTATTCCCTGCTGACGCTGTTACCGACGCTGTAATAAATGACATGACTGAAAGCGGTGTCGGAGGAGGCATTGAGCAGACCTATGCCGATTGGCTGGCTAATGGTGGTATGGAAGACATAGACGAGGAGGGCGAAGAAGATGACATCGATCCCGCAACTTCGTAAAGATATCCAATCGTTGCAAGCCGAAAACCGCCGTCTACGCGAAGAATTGAAAGCGGAGAAGAATAAACCCGTACAGGTGAAAGAGGTTGTTAAAGAAGTGCCCGTTCAGGTCATTAAGACTGTTGAGGTTCCCGGACCAATAAAGGTTGTAAAGGAGCCTGCACCACCGCCTAGAATAGTTACAAAGATTATAGAAAAGCCAGTTCCAGGGCCTGTTAGGTACGTAGATAATCCTAAGCACGTTGATATGATCCGTAAATTACAAGGGCGTAAGTAATGGCTATATTCTTCAGTCAGGGCGGTCCAGTGCTTAGCGCCAATCCATCTATCACCAAGATTTGTCTTGTTGCGGTGTTTCAAACTACAATTCCCCTAAAAGCAGTTTGGGCGCAATGCAATGACTAATATAAACAATATATATCTCCCGCTGCAAACGATTGCGGTTCCCCAAGACAACGACGCTACTCTTGAATTTACGTATCAGGATCAGGATGGAAACCTACTTGACCTAACCGGCGTTTCGGAGATTGATTTCGTTGTTTTTACGTCTATCGATGGAACGGCTGAAATTGAGAAAACATATACGGGTGGGGATATCGTAATATACGGTAATGACTACCAATTCTCGGTTCCTATTACAGACCTTGACACGCAAGGCCTGACAAACCGTCTTTCATATCATGAATGTCGCGTTACGAATAGCGATGGCGAAAAACGCACGGTTTCCGCTGGAATTTTCCGTTGTGAAAAAACTTATATATGGAGTAACTTGTAGTGCCTCTCACTGTATGGAACGCAACTATTCAGGATGATGCTGGCAACGCTGTGCCACTGCCGGTCGTTACAGTCCGCAAGTTTTCCGACGATAGCCTTGCGACAATATTTAATATTGATGGCGATGAGATTGGTAATCCAATTGAAGGGACAGAAGAAGGTTTTGTTCAATTTCAAGTACATCCCGGTAAATATAAGGTAGAAGGCGCTAAGGACGGATCAAACGCACAAACTTGGATCATTGATCGGACGCAAGGCGTTTATTTTGAAACGCGTTCAGAGTTTGTAACTGCCGCGCCTGATATGGCACCTGTTGTCGGTATGGTTGTTAGTGCCGGGGGCGTCTCCTACGAATACGACGGCACCACGACCGCCATCAGCGACATGTCAGGCTGGAGGCCTTGGCGACTGGTCACGCTCCGCCACTTCGGCGCCCCGCTGAACGGGACAGATGATGACCTCTCCGCGTTCCAGGCAACATTGACCTATGTCGGCGCCAATGGCCTGCGGAAGGCTAAGCTTTTGCCGGGCGACGACCTGCGCCTTGAGGGCACTGCGTTTGTCCGTCACGACAACGTTCAAGTTGATGCGCGAGAAGCTACACGCTGCCGAGTGATCGGTCACACCTTCCCGGCTATCTCATGCTCTGACCCTGACGACGGAACCGTCGCGGCGGACAATTTCTGGCTGCGGGGCGGCGATTGGGAGCAGACCACGACGCTCGCCAACATGACGGATACGACTTTCTATCCCGGTTCAGACGTGTCCGACCAGAAGGTCGCGGGGCTCGTGCACCACGGGAAGCTTGCCGGGAAAACGATCAAGATCACCGAAACCAAGCGGGTGCAGAATTTCATTCACGTCCTGTCGCAATTCGCAGATTGGGAGAATGCAGACGACGCCGGCGGCACCATCATTTTCGAGAACAACCAGGAATGCCGGGGCAACAACTTCGGCGTCTGGGATCACGGTGTCGACAGGGGGGTATGCCGGTTCAACAACTTCTACGGCACGGTCGGCGTCATCGAGGGTGGCGGGTCCGTTCTCCCGCCGCACCCCTGGTATGGTTCGAACTTCCGCAACCTGTCTGGGCATTACATCTTTGAAGGCAACCACGACGAGGGTTATTCGTATGGCTCCACCTTCAAGCTGAAGCGCGCGCAATCGGCCCACTTCGCCAACAACACTGGCGATGGGGTGCCCACTCTGATCGACTGTCTTCTCGTGGATAAGGTCACCGGCGGCGGCAACATTCACAGGAACGGCTCTGACGATCCGACCCTTACTGGCTCTGGCGGTATCTGGATCCGGGGTTGCCGGAAGGACTCGCACGGGATCAACCTTGTCGGCAACGTGATCGATGCAGTTGCGCCCGATGTAAACGCCGTGACGGCCCAGGGCTTCTTTGGGCCCCGGACCATCGACACCATCACGCTCGGCGCTACGACCACGATCAGCTTTACCAGCATCCACGACTTCATCACCGGCGATACGGTCATCATCGACGACGCCGGGGGCGTGACGGAGCTGGAGGGCAACGTCTACACCATCACGGTTGTCGATTGGGAAACCATCACCCTCGACGGCGTGGACAGCACGGCCTACACGGCGCACTCTTCAGGCGGCACTGTCGATTTCAACCGGCCCGACTATGTGGCGCATGGCTTTATCGAGGCGTCGGGGACGTCCTACAACAACGACTTCTTCGTATCGGTCGATGACGACAACAAGGGCTTCTATGTCAAAGTCCAGCTGCTGCATATCTCCGACGATTCCGGCGGGAACATCTTCACCTGTCAGCGCAACGACAGCAACTACAACCCGGATGGCACGGTGTTTGAGCTTGGCCGCTTGACCATGGATACCCCCGGCACTGTGGTTCTCCTCTATGCAGAGCCCGGCGCGTCGAATGTGCTCTGCAAGTATGACAGCCGGATGAGCGATGCGACGGCTCACACCCTTTCAGGGTCGGGTGGTTATACGGTGGTTGATGCAGCAAACCTTCCGGATGCTCCTGCACAAGACAATCCTTATGACGACACAACCGGGTCTAACCTTGTGGTCGGAAGCCTCGGGGTCGGCAAGAAGGTCGGAAGCTTCTACAATATCGATGACGGAAATGATGAGCTGACAACCGGATTCTTCGGCGGCGGCGGATCAGGAGCCACAAACTTCCCGTCGGGTGGAAGCCGGTTCGGTCCGATGCTCAACATCAACAGGGGCGTGTCGTCCACGACCTTCACGCAGCTTCGCCTGTTCTTCGATGTGGGCACAGGTGAAAAGACCATCTGGCTACAGGACAGCGACGAATCCACCGTCGGCGGAGGGTTCACCTGGTACGATCCGGTGATGCTTCTGAGCCAAGACACCGTGAATGCGTTCGGGCTTAAAAGCACATCAGGTGCCCTGAACCTTGAAGCCGAAGCGGCAGGCGATGACATCAACCTAATTGGTGATGGTACGACGCGGCTGACCGTGGACGGCACGACCGGTGAGTTCGTCTTCAACAGCCTTGCAGGCGCGGAGTTGATGCGCCTGACGGACAGCGGGAACCTTGGGATTGGGACGAACGCGGCCAACCAAAAGTTCCAGATCGTCGCCTCCGACCCTCGGATATCCATTGTCGACAGCGACGGAAGCGAGGAGTTCCAGCTTCGCCAGAACGCGGAAGTCACGCTTTACCGCGCGCTGGAGGCAGATGGCGCCCACAAGTTCTACACCGGCGGCAACACCCTAAGAGGGTCAATAACGACCTCTGGCGTTGGGGTGGGGACGGATACGTTCGGAACCAGTGCCGTCAACGTGCTGGCCGTTGCCAACGGCACTGCGCCGACGACCTCCCCGACTGGCGTTGGTCAGCTTTATGTCGAAAGCGGCGCGCTGAAGTACCGGGGCGCTGGCGGCACCATCACCACACTTGCACCAACCTAAGGATTTGACATGAGCCTTCGAAATGAAGTCGATAACGCGCTTTTGACGGCGCTTGCCAACGTTGCCCGATCAGCGGCGGAAGCTGGCGACAGGGAGATTGCCGCCCTGAAGGCCGAGCTTGAGAAGCAGAAAGCCGAGCTCGCGAAACACCAGAAAGACGGTAAGTGACGTGGAATAGTCCATCACCAAATTTTGGCGATGTCATCGCAGCGGCGGTCGTATCGCTCGGGTGGCTATTCCGCTCTGAAAATACGTATATTTGGAGTATATAATGGCACTTATCCCTTGGCAGGCCACAATTCAGGATGACGGAGGTAATGCTGTTCCTTTGCCAGTTGTCACTATTCGTAAAGCAAGTGACGACACTTTGGCAACCGTTTATGACATTGACGGTGTTGAGGCAGACAATCCTATTAATGGAGACCTTGAAGGGTTTGTTCAATTCCAAGTCCAACCGGGCAAATACAATATCGAGGGTGCGAAAGGCGGCTCTGTAACTAGCTCTTGGACTATCAATGAAACTCAAGGAGCTTACTTTGAAACTAGTGATGAATTCGTAGACGCCGCCCCGTCTATGGCTCCGGTTTCTGGTATGACTGTGAATGCCGAGGGTGTATCATACGAATACGATGGAGAAAGTGAATCAATATCCACGCTACCCGGCTGGAAGCCATTCGGGTATTCTCCGTCATCGAAAATAACCATGTCGGTTGCACAAGGGCTTTACTTGTCGAGTGGTACGAAGTCTGTATCATTGTCTGGTCGGTCTGTTGCTGGTGATTGCGGCACATCTGCAATGTTCAAGCGTGTGGATTCTGAGCCGTCGCATGATGCTAAGTTCCGTAGCGCTGATCGGTACATTTCAGACGGCACGACAAGCGCATCCAATGGCGGCTGGTGGGAGAAGGTCGTAGGCGACGATGGCATTGTCGTGCCGTGGTATGGGCCTTGTGACACTGACGCAAATCGGCGCTCAACGACCAGCGCGGCGTATACCCATTGGTCCACGCTCAACAGCACGGCTTATGGTGACCAAGACCCTAACGCGGACGCATGCAAGCTGTATTGGCCAAACATTAGTGGGCTTGATTTTTTCGATTTGGGCACCCCGCTCACGATAACGACAGTAGGTTCTTACAATGAGTTTCAGGGCGCCGGTAATGGGATGTTCCTACGGAATATCCAGTTCGTCATGGAAGATAGATACTTCCAGTGGCATGGGTTTCATGTCGATGGCGATGTCGGGGCAACGGAAGACGATTACCTAGATGTTGTGACCCTTGGCACTGACAACGGTCGTGCCGATATGTTCAGCATCCGCGACTACCTTCTCTATAAATGCGGTGTGTGCTTCAAGGCTCAGGATGTGGCCGGTGGGTACATTGGGCCGGGCGTCATCCGCAAATGCAAGCAGTCGCTCACGCTGGAAAGCCAAGATGTTGAGACGAACCCTCAAGCGTCCGGCGATCTTCTTATCGACCATCAGGTGTGCTGGAACCTGATCGACTACGGGTACGAGATCAAAGGCACTGGAGAAGTGAAAATGAACGGCGTGTCATGCTTCGACAGCAACAAGCCCAACATCCTCATCCGTGGCTCTGGTAGCGAACGAGCTATCCAGATGTACTTCACGGACTGCACGTTCACTATCGGCAACGACGACCTTACCGACCGCAGCAGCACGACCATCACCTCGATCACCGACAACGGCTCCGGTGACGTTCGGATCAACTATGCGTCCGGATCTTTCCCCTATATCTTCGAGGGGATGCGCCGTCTCGAAATCGAGTTCGACAGCGTTTACGACACGGGCGACCTTCCCGGCGACTGGCACATTACCAACGTGACCAGCTCGTCGTTCGACATTCCGGACATGTCCTACATCTCGGATGCAACTGGAACCGTCTGGCACTGTGGCTGGAACATCGTCGTGGACAGCGACAGCAGCGACGACAGCGGGTACGTCAAGACGGACACCTATGATATCCATTTCGTTCAGACGAAGTGTAATTCGGTGTTCATCGGCAAGGCTGACAACGTCAACTGGATCGGCTCTGCGGTGGGCCCGCAGATCTATGTGTCTGAAGACTGCCTTGGGTTCACGCACATCGGCTCGACGCTCTGGCGCGTCGGCGAGAAGGGCGTGGACAGCTACAGCCTGCCGATCAGCGGCCCTGGCAAGTGGGCTTCCATATCGAACCTGCGGGACGCCGACGGTAACTTCGGTGCCGTCATCGAGACACCGGCCAGTGATGCTGAATATGACACGGCTGGGAAGTTCAACCTTCCCAGCAAGGTCAACGGGTTCGAAGTCACTGACGCCGGGGTGAAGATCAAGGGAGAGAACCTGAGCACGCCTACCCTGTCTCGGTCGAGCGCTTATCTCAGCGGCACATCCGATAACGTAATAGGCAGTGACGGTACGTATTATACAATCGTTTTCGATACAGAGCTTTACGATGTCGGTGACGTCTACAACGACAGCACCGGGGAATTCACTGCGCCATTCGCCGGTCTATACGAGGTGAAGGCGGCTGTTGCGTTCAACCAGATCACTGGGGCCGATTACATTCGGGCGCGCATCAAGACAACTGATCGAAATTTCGACGTATACAAAGAAGTTCCGGGATCATGTGATCGTGATGTTATCACCTTGGTGCAAGATGTCGTTCTAGAAGCTAGCGATACCATCATTATTCAAGCTGCGTGCTCCGGTCTTGCTGGGGACACAGCGGATGTAATTGGGGGAGACCCAACAGTTACTTCGTTCTTCACGGTACGCAGGGTGGGGTAAAAAATCATGATTGCCCCCGATTTGCCCAACAACCAAACCCATGAAACAATATGACCATGAAATTTACTGACAGCGCACAACCGGGAACTGTGAAGAAGACCAGCGAGGGCTACCTAGTGGCCCACGCTAAAGCTTTGCGTACCGGCGTTCAGAATTACCTTCCGGGAGAGTTGGGCCTTATGGCAGACGGCTATCCAACGGGGTATGTGCGCGTTAACCGGCCAGAAGAAAGCGTGTTTGACGCTGACGCGCTGTCCACAATGGCGCAAAAGCCCCTCACACTTGGGCATCCGGATGAAGATGTAACACCGGAAAATTACGCCGATCTTGCCATTGGTCATGTGACGAATAAATTTGCCAAAGATGGCGAGTGGGTTGCGCTTGAAGTCATGGTGACTGATCAGCGCGGCATTGACGCTATCAATAACGGCACGGTGGAGCTTTCCGCCGGGTATATTGCAGACATGGCGGCGGTTGAGCATGACGAATATGATTTCGTCATGGGTAAGCCGACGTTCAATCATTTGGCTCTCGTTCCCGCTGGGCGCGCTGGGCATGAAGCGCGCATTGGTGACAGTGCGCAAAAACCTTGGGGCGCGGCCCCTCAACCTGTAACCGAAGAGGAAGTCGAAATGCCGACTGAAATGAAAACGGTAGTGGTTGGCGACAAGGCCGTGCAAGTTGCGGCTGCGGATGCTGAAATCATCACTGCCATGCAGAAAGACCACGCCAAGGCGCTGGAAGAAAAAGACGTTAAGATTGCTGAACTGAAAACCGAATGTGCCGACACGGCCAAGAAAGTTATCAGTGACGAAGACCTTGCAAAGAAAATCCAAGACGGTGTTAAGGAAATCGCAACCGTTGCCGAAAAAGCCCGTAAGCTTGTCAAGGATTACGACGCAACCGACAAAGATTCCATGACGATCCGACGCGAAGTCATCAAGTCTGTGTATGGCGATGAGGCAATCGAAGACCTGAAAACCGACGCGGAAATCAAGGCTGCATTTGCCGTTGCCCGCGTTGAGGAAAAAGCCGATCCCGTGCTGACCCGTGACGCTTCTCCCAAGATGAAAGAGAAGAAGGAAAAGGGCGCTTGGGATGGCATGTACAAAGCTAAGAAGGAAGATAAGTAATGGCCACTCTTACCGAAGCCAACCGCAATTTTGAGTTTCTGCAATCCGCTGCTAACCACTATCGCTCGTTTGAAACTCAAGTGTTTGATAGCGATGCTGATTGGGGCGATGCGGCAATCCCTGCCGGTCAAGTCTACGCCATTGTTGGTGGCGACGCCGTTGCATGGGATGGTGACGCAACTGACGGCTCTGAAGATGCTGCTGGCATTCTCTGCACCGGCATTGACGCTCTGGCAACCGCTACTGAAACCGTTTTGGTGCGTGACGCAGAAGTGAAACGTTACAAGCTGACCTATGACGGCACCGATGCTGAACTCGACGCCACGCTTCTCGCGCTTGGCATCATCGTTCGCGATTAATTAGAAAGGATTTGTAGCAATGGCTACTATGGATATCTTTAAGGCTGACGGTTTCAACATGTTCGAGCTTTCGAGCATGGTTGAAAAAATGGATTATAACCCGCAAATGCTGGGTTCCATGAACCTGTTTCAGCCGAAACCCGTCCGCACTAAAAATGTGTGGATTGACCGCAAGACCGACAGCCTGAACCTGATTGGCTTCTCGGAGCGTGGTTCCGCTCCGCAACAAAACGAGCGCGATACCCGCGACATGCTGGGCCTGACCATTCCTCGCCTAGCGATCCAAGATACTGTTTGGGCACACGAGGTTTCTGGACTGCGTGAGTTTGGTTCCGAAACCGAACTGATGACCGTGCAGCGTGAAGTCGCTTCCCGTCTCTCCAAGATGCGTCAGCAAGTCGAATACACCAAAGAGTATCTTCGTCTTGCAGCTATTCAGGGTCTTGCACTTGATCCGTCTGACGGTTCGACCTACTACAACTACTACACAGAGTTTGGCGAAGCGCAGGACACCGCAACCTCGTTTGAACTTGACCAAGATGGTACTGACGTTGCCGCAATCTGTCGCGATCTGATCCGCTCAATCCAGCGATCCGCCAAAGGTGCGTGGGTTATGGGTCAGTCTCGTGTTCACGCTCTGGTTGGCGACAGCTTCTTTGACGCTCTGATTTCGCATCCGAACGTAGAGAAGTTCTGGATCAACTGGCAAGCGGCTGCTGAACTTCGTGGTGTTGATCCGTTCTCGCAATTCGATTTCGGCGGTATCGTGTTCCACAACTACCGTGGTTCGGACGATAACTCGACCATTGCAATCGGCACGAACGACGCCAAATTCTTCGTTGTCGGCGGTGATGGCATCTTTGTTGAGGCCATGGCCCCGGCTGATGAGTGGATGGCATATGTCAACACCCCCGGCCAATCGGTTTATGCGTTCCAGCGACTTGACCGTGAGTTTGAAAGTCCGCGCTTTGTTGGTTATCACGTACACAGCTACCCGCTGATGTACTGCCAGCGTCCGGGAACTCTGCGCCGTGGTACGCTGACTTAATAGAACGCGCCGGAAACGGTGTTATCAACCCTCGCCTTAATTGGCGGGGGTTTTGTTATTCTAGGGCGGATAAAATGCGCCGTTCGTAGTCGGCATGGGCGGCGGCTTTTAACGGCGTTAGATCATCGTCATGATGGTTTCCTATCAAATGCTCCGTAATCGCCCTGACGTGCTGCCACCATTGAGCATTATCGTGGGTGACAAGTTCCAAATAAAACCCGCTAAAATCGTCCGTGTCATCACAGATGAAGTAAGTCCCGATCTGCGTTATGGCCTGAGAAAGAACTGGCGCGCCGTTCAATGGGTGGTCCTCCCACTCCAACGGCTTGACCTTCGGCGAAGTCTGACTGATGATTGCGTTAATAGCTGATTGAAGGCATTCACAACAATCACTTGGCTTACCGCTCAGTGTGTTTGAGCATCCTTTTTCGTACTCCATCAGTATTTCTTTAATTTCCATCACATCCACCCATAAACCAGCCAAACGCCCACATAGAAGATAACAACCACGCTGATAACGCCTATTGCGTCTTTGATAAAGTCGTTCATTTCACCGCTCCATTTTGCGCACCATAAGGCGTCATGTTTTCAGGATCGCGCCCGAATGCAATAGCAACACATGCATAAGCGTAACCTTGACTTAAACAATATTTCCAAGTCGCGCCTTCATTGCGTAGTTGCTTGCAATCTTCGATCTGGTCGCGTTCGTCTTGTGTGTGTTTCATCTTCTACAGCCTCCAACTATATCTCTCCACCAATACCACGCCCGCGCTTTGCCTGTCAACACCTTTTGCGGTATTCTATGTACAAACCGTAATCCGAGGATAGAACATGGCTACCATTTCCAGCGTTGACACCAAAGCAATCTCCGAAGTCTCCATTACCAAAACCACGCTCGGCGCTTCCGACACGTTTACATATGTTCCGGGCGTGACTAAATATCTGGTTATCGACAATAACTCAGGTGGCCCTCTTACGCCGAATATTGACGGAGATGGAGCTGGTAATGAGTATCTCAATGGGGTTGGTAGCGTTGATATCTCAAGCGGTTATGAGTTTGGGTCAATTGCTGATGGTGCGTCTGTTATTATCGACCTAGATCAAATCCGCTCGTATCTGCAAGGTACTATTGCCGTGACTGGCGGTGACGACTCAGAAGCTTACATTATCGAGGTTTGATAAATGGCTCTTGAAACTGTAAACGTATCCGTCAACACCTCAACTTGGGTTCAGGTTGGAGACAACGTTACTGCGCTTACCATGACCGAAACCCTTGTGGGTGATATTAAGGTGCATGTAGTGGCTAATGGCGGTACTGCCCCGTCTAGCACGGCTGCGGCGTATCAATGGTGGGATAAGGAATATACATACTCTGGTTCCGCCGCTGATATATACGTTCTGTCACCTAATGGCGCAACTGAGGTTGGGGTTGTGAGAGAGTAATGGCACTCGTAATTGAAGACGGAAGCGGTGTTGCTAGCGCTGACAGCTACGCCACGCGGGCTGAATATATCTCCTATGTGGCAGACTACTACGGCGGCACTGTTGCGGATGAGGATGCATCTGATGTGTCACTGCGAGCCGCTTACGCATGGATGAACGGTCAGTCATGGAAGGGCACGAAAACCAACGGTCGCGATCAGACAGGCGCATGGCCGCGCACTAGCGTTGAGGACTGCGAGGGGTATGCGATTGATACGGACGCGATCCCGGTTGAGGTGAAGCAAGCGCAGATGGAATTGGCGTGGGCCGAGCAACAGTCGCCGGGTACGCTTAGTCCGTCTGGCAGCGTGAGGGATGCACTTGTGTCGCGGGAGAAGGTGGACGTGATCGAGGTTGAATACGATACGGCCACCATGTCCGCTAGTGACGCTCTGGCCTATGCTCAGGTGCGCGTTGAGGCGGCTATGCGGTTGCTTGGGTGTTTCCTGACGGGTGGTGGGCGTATTGGGCGGGGGACTTATGTTGCGAGTGTTTAGGATAGCGGAATAGTATTCCCAGCTTGGCTCTCAAAAAATGCTCTCGTCCTGATTTCAGGAGTTCCGAAATTGTTTTCGCAACCGTGAATTCTGACAAGATAGTCAATCCATCCACGGTATAGATCGCCATTTTTGCATTTAATCAGCATATCAACCTCCATTGATTACAACACAACACCTACCATCCCCTCTTTCCCAAGTCAACACCTTTTTTGTATAATCTTTCCATGACCCTCTATAACCGCCTCCGCACCGGCACAGTCCCGCGCCTGTTATCCAAGTACGAGACCGGCACTGTAGAGATAGGCGTAACAACCGAAACGCCAGGCGCAACACCGCTTGATCCGCCAACTACGTCAACCGTGTGGACTGAGGTTGATGCGGTTGTTACGGGTGTTCCTCAAGGTATGATCGACGGCACTACTATCGTTGGTGATGAGCGTATGGTTATTTTTCAGGCTGACGTTGATGCCGGTGCGCGGGTTCGTATAGACGGAAAGCAAGTGGTGATCGTCCGCGTTATGCCTAAGCTTGCTGCGGGCGATCCGGTGATGACTAAGGTTTTGGTGCGTTAACGCCCGTCATATTCAACGATAATCTGACCTATCTGAACCGTGATCTTGATGCCATATTCTGCGGCTTGTGCGGCATATTGTGGTATGTCGCTATCGGTGCAATTGCCATCAAGACAACGCTTTACGTTAAGCGACTCCGCTCGGCAATGGGAGCCATATCCAAAGGTTCCGTCCTCGAAATAAAGGCCAACGTCATCTGCGTAGAATGTAGCCCCTTCGTTATATTCGCGCGATTTCATAGTTACGATTTGGCCGTTATTGAGTTCGTAACGTTTGTTGTGTTCAAGTTTCATCTTTCTTTCTCCTAAGTTTGCTTTCCATACCCTCATACGCTATAAAAATCACCATGTCAACGCGCTTCCGAGATGCCACGTACGAAACTCAAATCCGATCCATTACGCGGGATATGGAGCCTAAAATCCGTTCAGCGTTCACCAAGGGCATGACGGATATCAAGGACCGCGCGCAGATGGGGCGGTTGCGTGATGCATTGCGCGACAACGATATCGCGTTAGCAATAGACAGCCTGATTATCGACCCTGCCGCTATGAGCGACCTACAGGCGCGTATTGTGGAGACGTATGGTAAGACGGGCGAAAAGACTATCAGCGGGCAGACGTGGCGCTATCCTGATGGCACACGGGCTGTTGTACGGTGGAATATGCTATCACCGCAAGCAGAGGAATACGCCCGCAATGTATCCGGCCAGCTTATCCAAGGCATTAACGACGATACCATTCAAGCCGCTCGTGACACCATCGCGGATGGATATGCGCTTGGCAGACCAACAGACCGTATCGCGCGTGACCTAGTGGGCAGGATAGGGCCAAACGGGCGCAGGCAAGGCGGTGTGGTGGGGTTGGATCAGCAAAGCAAGGTGTGGGTTCACGGTGGGTATGTAACGCGCAACGGCGTCACTGTGTGGCAGGACGGGTTGAGGCAACACCTAGAAACCGATCCTACGCGCGCTCTAAGAATGAAGTTGAATGCAAGGGACAAGGCATTCATTCGCAGGCTTGGCGATAAGCGACTTACCCAAGCGCAAATTGATAACATAGTGCGCCGGTATGAGAATAACTTGCTTATGGTGAGAGGTCGCAGGATTGCCAGAACGGAAACACGCAATGCAATTGAATCCGCTAAGTATGAGGCATGGCGTCAAGGTCTGGAAAAGACAGGTATCCCGGAAGAGTTTCTAGTACGTACGTGGGTTCATACCGGGCGGGCTATGTTTGACCGCCCTTGGCACCAATCGTTTAGTGGTACGTCTGTTCGCGGCTTGAACGTACCGTTTGTGCTGTCTAGTGGCGCGGCGTTGCTACATCCGCACGATACATCATACGGCGCGGGTGCTCGTGAGGTTATCCAGTGCGAGTGCCGGTGTGATTATGAAGTGGATAGGAAGGGGCTGAAGGAATGGTATGAGGGGCGCATGGGTTAATGGCACGCATCAACGGCAGCGTAGGCACCTCACGGGGGTTTCTCGCATCTGTTAACAAATGGACCAAAGCCACTAAGGAACGATCGGAAGAAGCGTTTCAGATGGGGGTGCTTGATTTCTACTTAGCGCTGCGCGATGCTACCCCAATACTGTCAGGAAATCTTCGCGCATCCTTAACCCTCGGAAAGAACGGCGATCTACCAGCCGGTCCATATGGTGAGTACGGCGGTGTTTACAACGACACTAGGGCGCTTGACGTTATCTCAGGGTTGAAGCTTGGCGACCGCATTAACATGGTGTATGCAGCCCCGTACGCGCGGAGGCAGAATTACGGCTTTACTGGGATTGATAGCCTTGGAAGGTTCTATAATCAAGCTGGTAAATTCTGGATTGAAGGTGTTGGATCGCAATATAGGTCGATCATGCGTAAGGCGGCGACAAGGCTTCGTAATAGTACGGCTATTTAATGGTGCATCCGGTGTGATTTGAACACACGATCAACCCGTTATGAGCGGGCGGCTTTAGACCGCTAAGCTACGGATGCTAATACCCTAAAACAACTCCGGCTTCAATTCCTTGATACGCAAGGTACAAAACCGTTGCAACGTCTTAAAGTCAATCTTCGGATTCTTGTGTGCCTTTATGATATTGAACGTATCTTCTGTAATCAAGTCATACCAGACGCGGCCCAGCAGTTCCCCAATGTATTTGCTTTGCCAGTCGCCTTTATCGTTGACAATTTTAGCATGTGTCTTGTCAACAAGGTGTTGCGTAACAAATTCCTCGCAAATCTTTTCTTCCAGCATCATGCCGCCAACCTCTGGTGCACCCATTTCTGCGTGGTGCTTTTCCTTAAAGTGATTAGCGATGATCTTGGCCCAGGTAACGCGACCGAATTTGTTCTGCCAATGGTAATTCTTAATCACTACGCCTTCGCCAAACCCTTTTCCTTGTTCAATGCCGAACGTGTTTTTCTCTAGGCACTTCTCGTATGCTTCGTAACACCCGTTTCGGATGATCGCGATAGGCGGAAGGAAGTCAACGTCATGGGCACGCATGTAATGGCTGTAATCCTCATAATGAAGCAGTTTACCTTGTTCTTGATCGTAAACATCGAACACAAAGAACCGACTCCACATATCGTCACGGTAGGTTTTCAGGCTATGAGGTACAAGCCATTCGCCGTAAAGCGTATGGTGAGGGTTCGCTGAGAGATAACTTGAAATTGCGGTATTTTCTTGCATCGCAGCCATAAAGCCAGCGTTATCGCTACCAATCGATAGAACACGGTTGCGTGAACCACATCCGATTGATCCATCATCATTAAGCCAAACTTGACCATTTGTGCCGTCCAGTTTCGGGAAAACATAAGTCTGGCCAAATTCAATCCCGTCAACCTCGTCCGTTCCGAAGCGTTCAAGATGCATGTATTTGTGGAATTTTGTCATTTGTGACCTCGTGCTTTGGAAAGGGCTTCCCTCATTGGTTTTGTGAACGCAGAATATGCGTCGTAGCTAATCGGAACTTCTCTGTTGTCCATAGCGTTTAGGGCATCCTCCAACGCCTCGTACAGTTCCGGCGCGGCGGTATCTTGCAGTGCCTGATTATAACCGGCATGGTACTCTCCACTTTGTGCTGCGCATGGCGTCCATTTACGTTCAGTCATAGCAACCTCCATTTTGCCTATTCCCATCACCAATACTATAATTTCCCTATGTCAGTCAAGACCTCAATCGACGGTAAAATCTACCTTGCCCTACTTAACCGCCTCAACACCATGTCAGGCGGATATGATATTGTTGAGCCTAACGATATTTATCCGACCGATCAGGGGCAGGCGTTCATTGTGGTGCAAGATGTTAGGTTTGACCCGGATACACCATATATCGGCGGATCGTCTAGCAATGAATACCGAGGTACGTTCAGCTTGTCAGTTATGGCTCCGTTGTCATGGACGCATGCGCAAGTGTTGAGTGTTGCTGGGGTAGTCGCGGCGCATTTTCCTAAGTCAAGTAAATACACCTACGACGATACCCGCGTAGAGATTTTGCAGACACCTTACTATTCCGGTAACTCACGCCGGGATGAGGGCTTCCATCGTGTTGACGTTCTCATACCTTGGCGTGCCGCTGGTTAATGGCCTATCTGCCGTGGTGCGATACGGTTGTATTGCAGATTGCAAAGTCGGGAAGTAGTAGCCTAGTCAAAGCCGCTTCGTCGTTGGGTGAATTAACGCATGTAGGGCATTTACCGGCTTCCGCGCATCCTGTGGCTTCCAGATATGTTGCCGTTGTTCGTGATCCTGTAGATCGACTTATATCGGCGCTGAATTACTATTACGGACCCGGTGACGTTGATGATGTGCTGCGCCATGCTTTGCGGTACCGTACGGGACAATCCGCGTTCAAGCCTCAGACGTGGTATATGGATATGCCGTGCGAGACTTACGATTTAGCTGATATGCGATTGGCGTTGTCTAGCATTGGGCACGTTGGAGACGTGCCAAAAGAAAACGTCAGCCTAAAATGGCTGACGCTTGGTATGGCGGAAAAAAGCAAGTACTGGCCTAGACTTATACAGGCTTGTAGTCCGGGCATGTATCGCTGAAATCCGAAAACGCAACTGGCACGTTGTCTGGATCGTTATCCCACCAATCACGGGCTTGCATGTGCAGTTCATCCGTAAAATGACGGTGGCAACTGTAGTTGCGGCACATTGCACTACAGAATGTTTTGTCTTTGAAGCATATCAAAACGGAGGCTCCTCGTTTTTGTGTTTGGGTTTCCATACAATGTCAACTTGATGCATTTCTATTATGTATTCACGTAGCGTCATCTAACTATCTCAGCATTTCGTGCAGGCAGACAGATACGCCATCTACCTGCGTCAGTTCATTGCCGTCGCTGTCTTGAACGCCGCGCTTGTATCCCTTCCACTCCATGTAGTCGGTGAAGTGGGCCGGTGACTTCGCAAGGTCCGCCTCGGCACGCGCCAGCAGCTCTCTCAGTGCGTCTCTATCCATTGTCGTCTCCCAAGGCGGCGCGGCGCTTTTCCAACTGGGCTTTCAGTGCGCCAATCTTTGCGGGGAACATGTCTCTCGCCGCTTCAAGCATGGCGTTTGCAAATTCGAGCTCCTCTTTCAGCCTGTCCCTCTCCGCCTCCGCCTTTAGCTGTGCTTCATATGCGTCTTGTGCTTGGCCTAGGGTGGTGAGGACTTGAAGCGCCTGTTCCCGGTTCTCTGCCTGTAGGGCTTCGATGCGGGCATTCAGCGCTCCAATCGTGTCTGACGGGGTGCCGCCGTTTGACCTGCCAACGGTCAGGTAGAAGGGCTCCCCTTCGTGGCTCAGGTTCATGGTTACGTAATTACCGGCGGTATGGCCCGCTTCTTCCGGGGCAGCAACCATGTGCGCAAGGTGCATTGCCATAAGTGGCACGAAGTCCGAGCTTAGAACAAACTCACCACTCTCGAAGCGAGCAAGGCGGAAATCACCGTCGTTGCTTTTCACCCATTGCTCAAAGCCAAGAGGCGTTTCGTCGTTCGACACCGCATTCTTCCAGGCTTCAAGCGCCTCTTTGTTTTCCTCAATTCGCAGATCACTCATGGCCCGCCTCCCTGATGGCTGCGGCGAGTTCGTAAACCTGCTCGTTATGATCAAAGTCACGGTCAACTTCGGTCACTGACCCCGGCGCGCGATACATCTTGGACAGCACCAGACCCGCGCACCGCTCCCGTTCCTCCGCTCTCACGGCGTCAAGGGCGGCTTGGGCGTCGGTGTCGATGAGGGCGCGGATACATTCGGAAACGTAATCAGCTTGCTCCCGGTGGCCGAGGTTTTCATGGGCCATGTCTGATATGGCCTGTTCTATCATGTCTACGTCCGCCGCCTCCTCCAGCTTCGCGGCTACATGGGCGAGGGAGAGGTCGGTGCGGTCGTTCCATTCGTGGCCCCCGTAATGGTTTGGTCCGGCGCACTGACAATTCAGACACCAAACACCGACAACTTTGTAGTCTCCTCCAGTTTTCAGAACTTCGCCACCGCAAAACGGGCAGGGCTTCAGTTGCTCACTCATTGGTGTTCTCCTCTGCTTTGCGGAAGGCGTCTCGTGCATCTCGTGCAGACCGGCAGCGTTTGCAGTCACTCTCAACGGGTCGCACGCCATCTTTTGCGCTGAGAAGTTCATGGGCATGGACTGCTTTTCCTGTGCCCTTACAGAGAGGGCAGTTGCGGATCTGCATGTCCAGTTCGTCATTGGCCCGCTTCCCCGCCAGCGCCAATGCGGCAAGGTCATGGGCGGAGGAAGTAACCCTTGCTCTGGATATGTAGTGCTCATAGTCGTGGCCGTTCTTGAGCGCCTCCACGTCCTTCTGTAGTTGCTCCCAGTTCATGACGCCACCATGACGATAAGCGCGAGTGCAGTAAGAAACCCAATACCGGCGGCTGTTGCATAAACAAATCCGGCGCCGCTTGGCAGTCCTTCACTGTCAATTTCCTTATTTCTGATAGTCATATCATCCTCCTATAGATGCCTGATTTGCTACAGCATACACGCGTGAAATACAATGTCAACATGTTTATTCATCACCGCTCCATGCGGCATATCGAAAGGTAAGACATGGCCGACACGGGCATTAAAAAAGACAGCAAGCTTTACATCTGCGAAACGGCGCAAGGCGCAGACCTTCTCCAAGCTGGTTACGAGGCGCTAACGTGGGTTGAAATCGGCAATATTGTAACAATGCCTGACTTTGGCGTGAGCGACAATATCGTTACGCAAGACTACATCAACACCGATGTAAGTCAAAAGCGCAAAGGTTTCCGCAACGCTTCCGATACTGAGATTGTCGTGGGTTTCCTGCCAGATGATGACGGCCAAGACGCTCTCCGAGTTGCTGCTGATACGAAATTCAACTACGCATTCAAATTGGAAAGCGATGACGCGCCTGACGCCAGCACCACTAACACCATTCGTTACTCGCGCGGCGTTGTTGGTGGCCCGAACTTTACCGGCGGCGGCGGTGAGGATTTCGACAACGAGACTTTCCAACTTGGCCTGAACCAAGCGCCGATCATCGTTGAGCCGGAAGCCATTTAAGTAAATTAAGGAGGTAACATGACTAACGACATTAGCGACCTGTTCATTCAGGAAGAGGCGTCTTTCCCGCTTGAAATTATGGGCAAGAAGGACGGCGAGGAAGTATCTACTGGTGTGACGTTCCAAATTCGTGACCTGCACAACATGGATACGCAAAAGGAATTGAAGCGCGAGCGCAACAAGTCCCTAGGCAAGCGTATTTCCACTAAGGAAAATCTGACTGACGAAGAAGTCGGGGCTATGATGAGTATTGCCACCACAGACCCTACGGATGCCATGCTTGCTTATTGCGTTACAGGCTGGGATTGGGGCGACAAGAAGATTGGAAAGTACAAGACGGCGTATAGTCATGAGAATGTTAAAGCAATGCTATCTGGCGTACCGTGGATCAGGCAACAGGTTCTTGCAAAGGCGCTGCAAGTCACGGATTTTACAATGGCGTAGCGGATCAACTTGTTCGCTACGCTAAAGGTTGGGTGAAATACAACTACGTCAGTCCGAGGTACAAAACGCGGGATGGAAAAGGCAATGAAAGCCTTTCCGCGCAAATGAAAAGGACCGGGAGGGCAGACCGCATAAAGCCTTACGATCCCGAACCAGAGCTTACTTACCTTGTAGATGCATTCTGGGAATGCAAGGCTGGTCACGCAATGGAGGATATTAATTTCTCGATTGCGCCCCATCTTTTGCTAGACGCAAGGGAGCGCGCTATACTGCGAAAAGCAGATATTGCGTTCAAACATGCGCTAGAAAATGAGCAAGCCAAGGATACCGAACATACCATGTCTAAGGGCAAGAAATAATGGCTGACGATATTGCTCGCCTTGGATATGAGATTGATAGTTCGCAAACCCGCACCGCTGCCAGCGACTTGGATAAAATGGCGGCGGCGGCTGAGCGCGCTGCAAAAAGCCATACAAATCTAGACAAGGCGTCGAAAAATCTACTCAGAGATGAGCAAGGTAGGTTCCTGTCCGCGCAACAAGCGGCTGATAGGTACGGCGCGGAAATTGACATGTTGCGGCAGAAATACATTCCGATGTATGCCGCATCAAAACAACTTGCTGCATCTCAAGATGAAATAAAACGTGCACTTGAACTTGGGGCTATTACCGCCAAGCAGGCTGAAGCGGCACTAGAAAGGCTTGACGCACAGTTTCTCCAAACCGGCAATGCGGCGCAGGTTATGGGTAAGAATATGCAAGCTTCGGCCATGCATTCAACGAACCTGCTATTCCAGTTTCAAGATATTGGGATGATGCTTGCGGCGGGACAAAACCCGCTGATGCTGGCAATGCAGCAAGGTACGCAAGTTGCTGGTGTGTTTCACCAAATGAAGGTAAGCGGTCAGTCTGCATTTAGTGGTATCAAAGCTGGCCTTCTTGGCCTTGTGTCACCGATGTCTCTTGCAACAATTGGCATTATTGCTGGTGGTGCTGCGTTGGGCCAATGGGCTATTGCGGCAATTACCGCTGGTAATGACGCTGATTACTTTAAAGACCGTGTTGATGAACTAAACGATATTGTTGGCAAGGCTGACGATCTAATTGACATTCTGACGTCAGAAATAGGGGAGCTTGAAGAAAAATATTTGTTTGCTGCCGAGCGAACGAGAGAGTTTGCGGCGGCGCAGGCTGAACTTGCGGCTTCTCAAGCTGAACGCAGGCTTAGGGATCAGATCCCTCTGCTAAACAGTCTTGTTCGTTCTTACGATAAGGTTGGCGCTGCGGCTGCATTCGGCGGCGGTGAAATTACCGGCGTAATCCGCGTCATGGAAGATTTCGGGATCGAATCACAAGAAGTCGCGGCGAGAGTGCAGGACGCTCTTTTGGCGATTTCAGCGGCAGATAACTTTGATCAACAGGCTGACGCATTAAGGGGTCTTATAGGTACACTAGAAGAAGCTGAAGTTGCCGCAGCAGACATTCCACCAGAATTACAGCGTGCTATTGATGAAATGATCACGCTAATCCGTGAAACGGATGCGGCAAAAGCGGCGATGGATAGACTGGCCGGGGCGGCGGCTGGCGTGACTATAGGCGTACCTTTGTACATGCAGGGCCTTGGGGGTGAGGAATTACTTCCTCCGCCGTCTGCCAGTGCCCCCAAAAAAGGTAGAAGCGGCGCAGGTGCGGCTAACCGCCGCCAACGCGAATTAGAACGCTTTATTGAAAGCCTCATGACCGAACGCGAGGTATTGGAGCAATGGCGCACCGAACAGCTTGAGTTGCTTAATCAGTATAATGAAAAGGAGCTTGAGGCTATTGGTGGGCAGGCTGAAGCCAAGCTTCGAATTCAAAAAGAGTATATGGAGGGAATGGCCGAACTCCAGCACAAAGAGCGCATAAACACGCTCAATACATACTCAACCATTTTTGGCAACATGGCTCAGCTATTTGAGGCGGGCGGTAAAAAGACGTTTGCCATTGCTAAAGCGTTCAGCATTGCGCAAGCTCTTGTTAACTCGTACCGGGCATACACTGAGGTATTGGCCGATCCATCGCTTATTGGTCAGCCTTGGTTGCGCACGATCCTTGCTGCCTCTACGCTTGGCGCTGGTCTAGCGCAGGTTGCCAACATTGCCAGCACTTCATTTGGCGGAGGCGGCGGCGCTGGCGCAGGACGTGGCGGCGGCGGTTCCGCGCCATCATCCGTATCAGCCCCAGTCCAGCAAGACCCTGAGCGTGTGGTGCGGATAAGTGTTCAAGGCGATAGATGGATGCGTGATCTAGTGGAAGGTCTGTTGACGCAAATTTATGAGGCAACTGAAGACGGTACAAGGGTAGTGGTGCAACGATGAGCGTAGAGATTGAAACAGGCGCTACGGATACCGCCAATGCAACTGTACTTTATCAGAACATCTTTGAAAATGGGACAGTAACCACCAACAGCCAAACATCAGACGGTGCTGCGCTCAATGCTGTAGAGGATACAACATTTGATTTCTGGACGCCCGCAGGTGTACCGGCTCGTATTAGAGTTGACTACGGCGAAGATGTAGAGTGCGATTGCATGGGGATTGCATCCCACACGGCTGGTTCAGAAGGAACCACAATAGTTGTTGAATACTCAGATGATGGGGTTTCGTTCACTGAGGTAGCATCCGTATCACCACTTACAGACGACACAATAATGGTTATCTTCCCATCAACAAGTGCGCAATATTGGCAGATCAGGCAAACCGATGCGGCTTGCTCTATAGGAGTTGTGAAGCTTGGCAAACGTCTCGTATTTCCTTCTGGGGTGATCAGCGGGCATATTGGTATCAATCATTCCAGCCGTGTTGAGCTTCTTACGCCGAATGTAAGTCAGCAAGGGCAATTCCTTGGAACACGCGTCAAACGAATAGGCGCGCGCGCAAACATAAACTTTGGACAGATTGAGACTGATTTTGTCGATAATGATATGGCTATGTTTGAGTATCATTTCAATTCCGGTCGCACTTTCTTTTACGCAGGGTCACCGTCCGAGTGGCCGGAAGACTACGGATACGCATGGCGTGCAGGCCGAGAAATGAGGCCATCGTATGATGAAGGCGGAGAATTGTCGCAAGTAGACATTGAGGCGGATTTCTATGTCGAGCAATGAGGACAGAGAGCCAATCGAATGGATCGAGATAGACCTTGACTATTGCAACCTGACTTTTGGCAATGCGCCATGCACAGCGGCGCTGTCCTCCAACACTGATAGGAAGTGCTTCAACACTTTTTTTACGTGCAAGGATCAAGCTAACTTCGATAAAGGCACGCTGACATATAAGCTTGTCATGCCTCGCAGTAATTATCCAAAGGGCGAGACGACTTTCCCTTGCCTTATATCCGTATCCGGACGCAGTGCAACAGCAAACATTGCTGGATCAGATGACAGCCTTTACCCGCTAGGCGTCCGTGGCTCTATCACTGCGGAGTTTTACGACTTTCCTTATCACGACAGATTTATGGATAAGTACCAATCTGAGCGTGTTAGTGGTGATGCGCAGTTTAGCGGCGTTGGGTATGACCCAAAAGCCTTTGGTACTTTTTGGAGCAAGCTTAGGGCACGTAATCCAAACTACGCCAACAGGCCAATGCGCCATTGTGTTGGGTATTTAGACGGCGGCATTCTGACTACAGAAACCGTTCGTAATTTCATCATCACAGAAGTAAAGCGTAATACGTCAAGTGGACGCGCTACAATCATCGGCAAGGATGTATTGAAGCTTGCTGACAATGATCGTGCAGTTGCTCCCCAGCCAAGCCGTGGGCTGCTTACAGAGGACATTGAGGAAAACACACTCCCAACATTCACGCTAAATCCAGTTGGTATTGGCGATGAGTACGCATCAAGCGGGTTTGCCGCTATCGGCTCTGAGATTGTCGAATTCACTAGAAGCGGAGACGATATAACACTAACCAGAAGAGGTGTTAGCGGAACCGATCCTAGCAGTCATAGCGTTGATGACACATTCCAACAAACATTCAGCCCACGACGTACACGTATCGATGACGTTGTATATGATCTGCTGGTTAACTATGCTGGCGTTGATGCGTCTTTCATAACTTTTTCTGACTGGGAAACAGAAACAACAAGGTGGGCACCATCTCTAAGGCTTACTGCCGACATTATGAAGCCTACTGGCGTTGCTGAGTTGATAGGCGAGTTGGCCGTTCTTGGCGTAACTATCTGGTGGGATGAGATAGATCAGAAAATCAGGTTTCTGATTAACCGACCTGTTGATACAGAAACCGTTAAGGTAATCAACGACAGAAACAATATTATTGACGGCGAGCAAGAGGATAGGGATAAAGACAGGTTGACGGAAGTCCTGTTTAATACCGTCCAGATTGATCCAAGTAGCGGCGTTGATGAAGGTAACTTTGCGCGCGGTGAGTATGTTATCGATGCGGAAAGTAAGCTAGGAAATTCGTTCGGTGATAAGCGCATAAAAGTTATCAATTGCCGGTGGCTTAACCACGGTGATAGTAGTTTGGCGCGTGTATTGTCTATCAGGCTATTGAACCGATTCCGCGTCCAGCCGGTAAGATACTACGTTGATGTTGATTATCGTGATGACGTGAGCGTTGCCGATGTTGTCGAATTAACATCTGACTTCATCACATCTGATACCGGGATACCGGAGGCGCAACTTTCTCAGGTTGTGAAGAGAGAAGATATTGAGGCTGGTCATAAGGTGGCGCTTACCTTGCAGCGCTTCCAGTTTGACCAAAGGTATGCCTATTTTACAGAGAACAGTCGTCCGGTTTATACTAGCAGTAGTGATGCGCAAAAAGCGCGCGGTGCTTATTGGGTTGGTGCTACAGAGATATTCGGAGATGGCGGTGATGCTTACAGGTTCGCATAAATGACAACTTACACCGAAATTCTTGATACCCAACTCGATCCGGACGCGCCGATTACGTCTGCTCTTGGATACCAGCTTAGGGATAACCCTGTCGCTCTTTCCGAAGGCGCAGAGGATGCCCCAAAGATATCGCCAACAGCGCTAGGTTCTTTGTTCCTTGGTTTTATTCAAGTGCCTACAGATAGTAACTACGTGGAAATAACTGACCTTGATAGAGTTAAGACAATTATAATGCACGGCGCTTACCTAGCTCCAAGCGCAGTATCTAATCGGGCGTTTCAGATTTCTTACTCTGACGATAACGGGTCTAGCTGGGAAACTGAACAAGACTTTTTTACACCAAACCAAGACATTGACGGATTTATTGCCATTCATTTTGACCTTGAGACAGGTGCGGTTGATGTTTCTGCGTCTCGTGATGGCGGTAATAGAACTGTGGAGACTAGCACGCTAACAGTACCGTCTGATGTGAACGCGATTAGGATACGAAATGAGGCCGTAGGCGGAGCAATAGACGCCGTCGCGGTTGCGATTGGTGGGGTGTCCCCATGATTGATAAGATTGGTGAAGGTTTGAATGCGATTATTGCGTCGGTTGTAGCGGCGGGGTTTGCGGCTAGTACGTGGTTGGTACGGCGTGTTTTGACTAATGAAAAGCAAATTGCTTTATTGGAGGCGGAACTAAAGTCACGACATGCTCAACGCGAAGAAGACAGGCAAGACGTGAAGGATTTAAAGTCTGATATTCGGTATATCAGAGAGAGAATGGACGGTATCAGTAGGTGAGGCAATGAGCATTCAAAATCTTCTAGACTATCTCGGTAAATACGAAAGCGGCAATAACCCCAATGCTATTTGGGGTGGCGTTGATCGTCTTGACTACCCAATCCTTGATCCCACTAAAATGACGGTTGGAGAAATTCTTGACTGGCAGGATAGTATCGACCGAAAGTATATGTCTGAGGCTGTTGGTGAATGGCAGTTTCTAGAGGATACTTTGCGCGGCTTGTATCGTCAGGCTGGGGTGTCACTTAACGATACCTTTAACCGTAATACACAAATTAAACTTGCAACCGGACTTTTAAAGCGGCGCGGGCTTGACGATTACCTTTCCGGTAAAACTAGCGTAGAAAAGTTCGCTCTATCCCTGTCTAAAGAATGGGCGTCAATGCCGGTTCCGTATGACGTCAACGGAAAGAAGCGTGGTCAATCCTATTATGCTGGCGACAACCTGAACAAAGCCCATGCTGATGTTGACGAATTTCTTTATGTAATCCGCAGTGTTAAAGCCGAGCCGGAACGCGAGCCAAGGGATAGTGTCGCGCAAACCAAAACCATGAAAGGTATTGGGGCTGCGGCCACTGGTGTAGCTGGTGCAACTGGCACCGCAATTGCGGGGCTTGACGGGACGGCTCAAATCGTGCTTATATGCTTCCTATGTGTATCCGCTATAGCTTTGGGGTGGATGTTCAGAAACCGCATTAAGGGATGGGCCAACGGTGATCGCTAGTATCAAATCTTGGATTTACGGGATTGGCGCTGCCGTTGTATTTTTCCTAGGTGCTTGGCTTTATCATAAGGGCGGGTCTAATGCTCGCCGGGATATGGAGGTAGACGACTATGAAAATGCTGAAGACATTCGCCGCAGGGTTAGCGTTGATCGCGCTGACGAGTTGCGGAAACACGATGACGCAGGGTGGCGCGACTGAAAACGCATTATGCCAATTATGGGGTGAGAGCCTACCAACGAGGTCTAAAAGCGATACGCCGCAAACGAAAAATGAAATTCAAGAGGCGTATGCAGACTTCGTAATCGCCTGTCCACAATGGGAGCATTTGGTGCCATGATTGGGAAGGTATTTTTTGGGATTACTGTGGTATTATTTTGCCTTGGCATTGTAGTAGCCGGAAATCACTACGGCGCAGCAGACACATCACCAAACGCATCCGCTCATGTAAAAGTGCAACTTGAGAGCGGTCACGGATCGGCAACGCATATCGGCAACGGATACTTTCTTACTGCCGCTCATGTCGTGACCGACAATGAAATTGTCGAACTTAAGTCAGACGACGGCAAGACATTTGATGCAACTGTTCTTTGGGTAAATGCTAAATACGACATTGCATTGATGTATGTTGCGGAAACAAAAGTTGCAAGTGTTGACGTTGAGTGCCGAACACCCGGCCACTCAGAGGATCTTAGCCTTCGCGGTAATCCTCTTAACGCTGAAAATATTACAACTTGGGGTAAGGTTGCGGGTAGTATTCGTGAAATCGGACCTTGGCTTTCTGTAATCCCGGTAAACGCGGCAATTGCACCTGGTATGTCTGGCGGAGGTGTGTTTGATGAGGATGGGGAATTAGTGGGCGTAAACGTTGGCGTGATGGTTATGCCGGTTGGTTTTGCAGGTGGTCCAGTAAGTCTTGCCTACGTTGTGCCTGCTGAAACTGTATGCTATCTTATGGGTAAGTGAATTGGCCTGTCCGGTGTGCCTTTGCTTGTGCGATGCCTCCTAACCGCAAGCATAAAGACCGGGCGCTATTTCCCATGAACATAAAGCTTCCGTCATATTATCTTCATGGCCTTAGCTTCAAAGGCACAAACGAAAGTTTTTGCAGTCATGCATGGCGGATGAGGGGAAGTTGCATTTTATGGCGTATATGGGTACACGTATTCGGAGAAAGGCATTGTGAGGCAAGCTTTAGATATTGGAGGAAGGTTAATGCGGACAACAAAAGTAAACACTGAAGTTGCGCAATACTTAATGAGGCAGTCGTTTGAAGAAGGATTTAGAGCGGCGGGTGGTTCCGGTAAATCAAGACTAAACCCAAGTAAAGGAAAATGGTTTGATTATTGGGTGCAGTCTAAAACGCGAGCCATGCTGATTGCTAATGGTGTTATTACAGGACAGGAGGGGTATAAGTGACCCCAGACCAGCAAACCGCCGTAGACCTGCAAAAAACCGGCCTCACACAGGCGCAAATAGCCGACCGGATGGGGAAGACACCTGAAGCCGTTAAGAGCCTCCTGCGCCGCGCTAGGAAGTGGATGGACGCGCCTGATGGACAACAGAAAGCAATCGAGGTTAGCGGCCTTGACATTGATCGCGCAAAGCATGGATGGCGCGTAATTCAGCATGAGGACGGATCGCGCGATAGCGTATTCTGGAAGTCTGATAGTGCCGACGAACAAAACGATCTACTAGAACGTATCGCAGACGCATTTCAATCTGTTCCTGCATATCGACCTAATCCAATAGCGCCGGTAAATGATGCGCTTATGACGGTATACCCGCTTTATGACATGCACGCCGGTATGATGGCATGGGGCAGGGAAACAAGAGATCAAGACTACGACCTAGACTTGATGAAGTCGGACCTTATCAATTCCATTGAAACGATTTCGGCCAATTCACCAGCGAGCGATCACGCTGTAGTTATTTTCGGCGGCGACACAATCCATGTCAACGACCAGAAAAATGAAACGCCAGGAAGCGGTCATAAGATGGATGCTGATGGGCGGTTTGAAAAGATCGTTGATATGACGATTGAAGCCGTAACCAATGCAATTGAGTTGCTATCCGAACGTCATGCCAAGGTTAGCGTGTACGTTATCAGGGGTAATCATGATGAGGAGAGCCACATAATTCTAAAGGCGGCTCTTAAGCAACGATACAGACTTTCTGATGCAATTGAGTTTCCTAAAATCGACGCATGGGATAAGTCGGAAATCTATTGGCTTAGGCACGGTAAAAGCCTGATCATCATGCACCACGGCGACAAGTGCAAGCCGGAACGTTTGGCTATGATTGCGGCGGACAAATGCCCTTGGTGGAGCGACACAACGCATAGGGTGATCCTAACTGGGCATTTGCATCACTTCAAGGTTCAAGATTTCCCCGGCGTTACGCATTACACGTTGCGGGCGTTCTGTCCGCCTGATGCGTACGGCGCTATGTTCGGAGGCAAACGTGGCGTTCAAGCTATGACGTTCAGCAACGTAAAGGGGCTTGTTAATCAAGCCCATGATCCGATTGAGAGGTAAGTAGTATGGAAGATAACGTAAACCACCCTAAACACTACACAGGTCACACCAGCGGCATCGAGTGTATCCAGATCACGGAACACATGGGTTTCTGTTTAGGTAATGCCGTCAAGTATATCTGGCGGGCAGATCTGAAGCATGACGCACTAGAAGACTTGCAAAAGGCGCGTTGGTATATCGACCGTGAGATTGAAAGACGTGATAAAGGAAAAACCCCGCACTAGGCGTGGGTTTTGTTAGGCAAAGACCTCAATCCTCGCGCCAACCCCATCAATGTTGACCTTTCCCCAGCTATCATAGCCGGATACCGAAATGTCCTTGCTGATAGTTGCTGCGTATTCTTTTCCGGCGGTGACGGCGGCGGTAATGCCTTTATGCATGTTGGATGAAACAAAATCAGCTACAGGGCGAATACGCTGCAAGCGCATGGCGCGTTGAACTATAACGTCCGACTTGCCCTTTTGGCGAAGGGCGCGTGCGGCGCAAGTTGTTCCGAAATACAGAACTTCACCGGATTCGTTTTCAAGCCCGACAGTTCTGGAAAGTTTAGACTTGCCGCAGCAATCGCAAGTAGTGACTTCATCAGTGATGCCGTGGATTTTGTAGATGGTCATGGCATGTATCCTTCTGCTTCTTACACCCTACACCCACAAGAAAACCCGCGTCAACACAAAATCGACGCGGGTTCCAATCTTTTTTAGGATTTGCTAGGTACAGCCCGAAACCCGCTCACCAACATTGAACACAAATCCTCAAATCCATCACGCCCCATAAAGCACTTGTAACCGTCCGAGTTTTCATAGCACTTGTAGCGCTCTCCGACTTTGTAAGCTGGTGACGCTGACACAATGCACTCATACTCCTGACCAGCCTGCCACACAAACTTTTTACTGTGTGACGTGGTATTAGGGCCATCTTTACGCAATGCCATATTAAAACCTCATCGGCAGAACAACCGCCAAAAACCTGTCATCCTCAGTCGGTTTGATAACGGCTGGTGATATTGGTTTTTCTCCGTCATAGTAGAAATCAACGTCTCCGCCCTCAGATTGCGCCAAGATCTCCGCCAGATACTTGACGTTGAAGCCCATATCGACTGATGGACCGCTTACATGTGCCTCAACCTCTGTCTCGCCTTGGTGTGTGTTCTGTACGGAAAGGCCAACAGCATCTTCACCGACCGACACCTTTACCGCCCGTACCTTATCCTCGCAAACCATAGCGACGACAGATGCAGCGTTAGAGAAATCAGCGGCATCTACCCGGAACGTGTCTTTCAATCCTTGTGGAATGACGCGCTGATAATCAACAAAAGCCGCATCGATCACCTTGGACACAATAACCGTGTCGCCAAGGTCAAACTTGATTTTCCCATCTGACACGCTGACTTGCACGTCACCAATGGAAAGCACCTTCACCATCTCAGAGACGGCCTTGCGAGGCACAATAACGCCGGGAAAATCCGTTGTGCCTTCAGTTGTCACTTTGGCAAGCCTGTGACCGTCCGTGGCCACTGCCGTTACTCCGTCATCCGTTTGGTGCAGGTAAATGCCGTTAAGGTGATAACGCGCCTCTTCCGTTGACATGGCAAAAGACGACTTCTTAAACAGCCTGGCCAGTTCATCCGCCTTGATGTTGAAAGACGCGGTGTATTCCTCGCTCGCGATCTTTGGGAATTGGTCAGCCGGAAGCGTGGCAAAGTCAATCTTGGTTTTTCCACTTGATGCATGAAGCCTTCCGTCTTCTGCGGACAGGGAAACGGGTTGACCCTTCGCCATCTTCTTGACCACGTTCGCGAGTAGATCGGCGCGTACGGTTGCTTGGCCGCTTTCCTCAACATCACATGCAACGCGAGTTGTCGCCTCAATATCAAGGTCCGTTGCTCGAACGGTCAAGATACCATCTTCCGCTTCAAGGTAGACATGGGCTAGAATTGGCAGTGTGTTCTTTCGTTCGATAATGCCTTGCACCGTTGCGAGTGCGCTGGCGAGTGTGGGTTGTTCGATTGATAGCTTCATGTATTGGCCTCCATATATGCCGCAGCATCGTCAATATCTTCCCTGAAAAAATCAGGATCGTAGTCAGAGTATTCGGTCTTAAACCGCCAAGTTTGCTTATGATCTTCACGGCTCATATTGGTAACGTTAGACGCAATCCATTCGAGCCTTTCGGCGTCAGTAATGGTATGGCTCCACTTGCCTTGCGCGATCAACTCGGCGCGGGCCATCCCGGCGTATGGTAGGTTGATTAGTTCGTGGGGTGTCATTACATACACCACGCGAAATGCGTAGGACCGCCATCATCATGTGGGTTCCATGTCCATCCGGTTCGTTCTGAAACCCACATTCCAACACGACCCGGAAATAGTCCATTCTCCATATCTTTAACCCACTTCATTTTACAGACATCGAAAGGGCCATCTCCATCATCAAACCACGATAGCCAAACTGTGGTTCCGTCCTTTGGAGCCTCAGTGATACATTGCCAATTCATCCCTACTTCCCTCCTTCTATATCGTGACGCCACTGCCACCACCTATCAAAGTTCCTGCAACCTTCACCGCCTTCCGGGCATGGTCTTGCAATATGCTCAAACGGGCTAGCGTGGATCGGATCGCTTCCTGCAAGCTTGTCGTAGATCGCAAGCGCCTTGTCAACTGTCATGGGTTTCCCGTCAACGGTCTTGTAGCTGACGGATGCGCAACTGGCGGCGGAG